AGACAGATTCTATATAGGACAATTTTTCCATCCCGATCTTCAAAATATACAGTATAAGTGGGATACTCACTAACCTTAAAACCAGTACTTTGTAGTACAGGTCCATCACAAGATTTTCTGAAGGAATTTTGAAAACATAACTCATAATAATAAGTAGAATTCATTGCAGGATAAAAATCCTTACGCAACATAATACTGGTAGTGTTTGAGTTGATAGACACATCAGATTCGTCAATCACACCAACATACTTACTATATCTAAACTTACCATTAAACTGCTCGGTTTCTGATAGTTTAGTATACTCATCTACAGCACTAATAACTTTAGATCTAATTTCTTCTGGAAATTGTGTAGTCTCTCTAGTATTATAATATACTGAACTAGTAATCTCAATATAAACTACGGAAGGATCTAAAATGTCTGCAGTGACTGATGCAACTGCATAATCTTTCAGACCTTCACTAATTTGTTGTTTTGTGAATGTTGATAGTGAAGAACCACTATTTGGCTTGATAATAATCTTTACCTTACCATATTCTGGATATCTTTCCTCTTCACCACCATATACAATGATGTCAGATACTGCTGGATAAATCTTTCTTACAATTGCTGCATAGTCTTTAGCAGTTACTGCTCTGTTTTGTGTTGCATATTGTTTCGGAGCATTGAATTTAATTTTATCAATGGATTCAATATTTGCACCACCAGAAGATTTGGAGACAGTTACAATATTAGTGACAACTACTGGATATACTTGATCAGACTCATCAAGTAAAGTACCAGCAAAAGTAAACTGGGAAGCACCATTAGTCGCCTCACCACTTGTAATCAAATATGATACATCAACTACTTGATCATTATCTAATGCCCTGCCAATAACGTTATCCCCAAAGAATAACTGATACTGTTCATCTAATGACTCATCAACATAATAAATGTTATCTTCAGAGGTAACATCGATAATAGTATCGATTTGGTTGTAATATACAAACGACGATGACGTTGGAGACTCAAATACTCTCACCCTAATAGTGCTCGTATCGGTATTTGAGTTGGATAAAATATATTGTTGCCTGGACAAAGAAGTATCAACTACAAATTGGTTTGTAATTAAACTACCTTCATACACAGGTACGTTTGTGAAGAATGCCTCGTTATTTGCTACAGGTACTTTAATATCATCAATAGCAACATAACGATACAGTTTATCATCAAATGTAGTTACAAATCCCGTACCCTTCTTAAGAATAATATTAGAAGGTGTCGTACCAGGAAACGTTACTTTAAAATTAACTACTGCTTGAGGTGAAACAACAGATTTTGGTTTATATCCTAGTTGTTTCGCTAGTGTGATTACATTATCTCTTAAAGTAGCAGACTCAAGAAACAACTCATTCGTCACCATATTGGTGTTGAATGCAGTATAGTATGTATTATATGCTAATACATCTAATAGGTTTGCCCATACAGAACCTTCAAAATCAAAATCAGTAAAATCTGACTTTGATCTCAAGTAATCCTTGAGTTCGGTCTTGATATCGGTAAAATCTAAATTACTAACCTGAACGTACTTCATTATTGAGTTCTCTGCAGAAGGAAGTTAATTTGTAGTGGTGTAGTGTCTTCACGACCACGAATCTCAAATTCAAAATTTACATCAAATGCATTATCAACAAAGTTAGGTTCTACTGTCAACCCAACTACGTTCACTCTTGGTTCGTATTTACGAACAGTGTCATTAATCTCATTCTTAATAAGTGCTGCCACGCCAAAATCTAGTTGTTCAAACAACAACTCCGATAATCCAGATCCCAAATCTGGTTGAAAGGGACGCTCGCCAGGAACAGTCATTAGTAAATTGATAATTGACTGTTTGATTGCAGCATCCTCTTTGGATACTTGCAAATCACCAGTAATCGGATGTGGTTTAAAATTAACCTTTAAATCCTTAAAAGGAGCGAGATCTGGCACAACAGGACACTTTTATTTTTATTTAGTAGGATTTTCTTTCTTCTCTTCTTCTACCTTCTTTAAAAATTTATCAGATTCAACTTGAGTGATTAATGTCATACCTCTTTTGATAAAATCTTTACTTTTATCTGTTGGTGAGTTACCCATTGTATTCTCCTGTAGTTTATATTATAATTTATTAAAAAAAGGGGGTATTACCCCCAGTAAATCAACCGCGACCTTGACCACGATAACGCTTCTTTGCTTTGTTGCGTGAAGTCGGAGTATACTTCGTGTGCTTACCCATACCCTGTCGGGTCTTCTTGGGTTGTGGTTCGATTGTAATGTTACTAGTCAGACTTGGACGACGTGCCATGAGTTTTAGTGTGAACTACCGTTATTATACCACAAAATTAACCGCCTGCCAATACCGAATGAGATCCTTGTGCCAAAACTGCAACACCACCAGGACCAAGACTTTGTAGAGTATCACCGATACGTGCTGCTGGTCTCTTATTTACAAAGATGGTTTTAGATCCTTTTGAAATCTGATCAATATGGGGAGATTTCTTTGGACAGATATGTGGTGCAGTTACATCCCCCACTTGTGCAGCAGGTATCTTATTAACTAATACTGTAGCTACAGTGCTTGCAATGGGTACTGGATGCCAACACCCATGCCCACTCTCGAAATCGCCAAGACGACTCATTCCAGATCCTACCATTAGAACTTTGCCTCCTCTCCCGGTAATGCTCTCTTCTGTCTATTTATTCTGTACTTAATACGTTCGCCATGTGGTGTCCAATTATTATCAACATCCATATATGCAGGAAATGCCCAAGTGTATGGTGGACATGTACTAGTTACAGTAATCGTAAAGAATAATCGCTCCACTTGTATTTGTGAAGGTTTCATTGACCACATATAACTACTATTCACTGATGCTTGTTCTGTAGCAGCAGAACCTCTGGTTATGGCAGCAGCACCTGGACCCACCTCATTCATACTGATGGGCAGAGTTCCGCTCCCCGGTATATTCTTCTGTACGCTAATTCCTTTATCTCTCGGAAACCCTGGAGTCTTTACAATACCAACACCACCCTGTCGTGAAGCACCTCGGATATTATCTCTAACTAATGGAGTTTCTTTACCTTGATATAATTCAGAGAATCCTGCATCTCCATCCCAAAAGTATTTCTCGGTAACATACCCTGTTAACGGTATAGGTAACACTAAAGTAGGTACTGGACTTGATGTAATATTTAAATACTTTATATAAGGTTCACTATAGATTGGCATAGACATCTCTGGAATGTTCCCTACACCGCCCCGAGACATCAATACGGTTACACCTACCCCAGTACGCCCTGCGCTGCTTCCAGGGGCAATACTGATGCCTGTGATCATCTCTTGTGATGGTTGTACGGGAGAAAAAGGAGTGCCGCCAGGACATACTAGATTACCCTGCGCCGTAATCGGAACAGGGTTGATGTTTTCGTAGATATTTAATGATACGCTTTCTCGAAATGTACCAAACTGCCCTACACCAGGACTTGGTAAGATCTCCCACATACCACCAACATTAATGAAACCTGGACCTGGTACTAGTACTGCCATTACTTCTCTAACTTTTGTAAGCGTATCTCTACATCATCAAAGAATTCAGTGATCTTTTCATGCTTCTCTGATCCGGGACGCTTATACATGAGTTGAGGAGATTTTAGACGCTCAACCTCTTGCTTTAGCACATTGATCTCCTCTAATGCATACTCAAGCACTTGTTCAACTGTCAGATTGCTCTTCACTGGGTTCGACGATTTCTTTGAGTAGTTCAAATCTTGCATCCTCTTTCTTTGGGTTCTTAAAGTTCTCGGCAGCTCGCTGCTCAAACTGCTCGCAGAAATCATCGAACTCATTCAATACTTCTGCTTGCTTATTCAGATAGTTATCGTAATCTTTCATAACTCGACTATTTTGACCTATTTTTTCTGGCGGAAATTTTTTTGATTTCCTTGAAATATTTATCTCGTTTGGGTAACACTTTGTAGGTTAGGAAGAAGGTACTTTTTTGGTACGGCGGGACGCCTAGGGGGCATAGGGGGGCATAATACAGTCCGCCCCCGGTGTGGTATACTGTCAGATTGCAGCGTCAACCCAACGGGCGAACGCTTGCAGTGCCATCATGTCGAGCGGGTCGGCAGTCTCAAAGATCGGCGCTGTGCTTCTGCGTTGCTTGGTCTGGTTGACGACAAAGACTTGATGCTCTGTCTCATCAGCAAACCAAGCGGCAGAGTCTGGGTCGGTGGCGTCCTGTCCTGTGAAGACAGCGGCAGGGATGCCAGGGTAGACACGGCGGATCTTGTCAAACTCACTGCAGGCACGGTCCAGCATGGAGGAGTCTAGATAGGTCTTGCCCTCTACAATAAAGATCAGTTCGCCGTCCTTATAGGCATGGATGTCCACCTGTGTTTTCTTATATGACTTGCCGCCCCTGCTCTCAATCATGATGTAATCGTTGTGCTTGCACACGATGGATGGATCGACTGCATAGATCACTGCCTGTGCCACGTCCTCATAGAGGTCGCCCATGGATGCTCTCATCTTGCCTCCTGCATTGTCTTCTGACAGGTAGCGAGCATGAAGAGGGGCGATCCTCTCATCATAGATCCGAACGGCGTTGTCGAGATTAAAAGCGGTGGCGTTCATGGTGTGGGGTTGTGTTCTTGTTTATTGTAGCATGGAAGGGGTCGCCCCCTTACAGTTCAGCGAGCATGGCATCCATCTCATCTTGGTCGATGTCGTCATGCAACCATGCCACGCCGTCGCCCGTGATGTACTCGCCGTACTCGTCAATCCAACGCTTTGCCCACTTGCGATACCCTAAATTCTTGTTTTGTTTGGCGTGACGGTAGATCGTCTCATCGTTGCCGATCCACAGTGCAGCGTTCCAAGTTTCGTAAGTTGCCCAACCGTTCATGCTGTGTCCTGTGTTGTGTTCTCTTGTATTGTAGTCGGTAGAGGGGCGTTGCCTATCAAAGCAGTGCCAGTGCCTCATCCGTCACAGCGTCAACAGATTCGTCAGCGTAGACCCGAACCCAAGCGATAGGGTTTCCACCTGGATAGATCTTGAAAATCATCATGTCTTCTCCCTGCCCATGCCGCTCATTCATCGAACGCCAGATGCCAGCGATCTTGTAAGCGTGGGAGATGTTGACGGCATAGTCACAACCCCATCCATCGAAGTTGCCCCATGCTGCAGGTTGGACGGCGTAGGTTGGTTGATCCATTGTTTGTTTTGTTTCTTGAGTTTAGTCTACAGGGTCAGGGTCTAATGTCTGTCGCTGATGTTCCAGTGTCCCCACTGTCCCATAGCAGGTCCCCATGATGGGAAATCTGACTCTGCCTCGCGACACTCCCGAACTGCCTTGCGACGTGCTGCCTCTGCCTGGTGTTGGCGTTGGATGTCTTCCATGACCTTCTGCATCAGGGGGGAGGGGTCACCAGTAGTGATGAACATGCCGTGGCGTTGAATGTTTTTCATGTCCTTATTATAGGGGTTGTGAGGGGCATCGCCTGCCCCTATGTGACACTAAACCAAGTGGTCTGAAACCGCTTGCATAATGTCACCATACTCGCCTACGATGTCACCGAATGAATCACGAATGAAAGCGTATGAATCTGACTCATCGTGCATTGAGAAACAAAGGTCCATCGCACGATCCAGGTCGGTCGTGGTCTCGGTCTCCCCAAGGGCAGGGCAGGTGATCTCGTAAGTTGTTTTGTTCATGTCCTTATTATAGGTGCTGTGAGAGGCAGTGCCAAAACCTTGTGCCACTAGGTCGATCGTCCATCGGCAGCTGACCTGGGTATCATTTAGTGGGAAAGTTCTTGCAGACAGCATCACATAAGGCACGAGTTAAATCATCTCTAGTATCATAATCTATATTCCAAGGGATCCATTTCAGGTGAAACTCTTCAACGATAGCGTCAATGTCTTCCATCAACTGTTCTCTACTCATTAACATGTCAAGTTGATTGTTCATTGATGTTAGATAGTAGGGACAATAAAAAAGAGGGGATATACCCCTCTCACTCAAGCAAACTCGGCAAAGGTGTAACCGTTGACGAAATCATTCACGACTTTGTTATCACGAACGAACCACTGATAATCTTTTTGAAAGACACCATCAGTGAATGCATTGCAGAATTCGTTGATGATAGCATTCAAACGAGACTTTGTGGTGACAGACTGCCAACCTCCATCAAATACAGTGACAAAATCATCACCAACCTTTGCAATCAAGTTACCATGCAAACGCACTTCAGAAACACCATCGGTGGTGGTAACAGATGTGTTTGCTTTAGACCAGTTGGCGTTGCCGTGGATGGCGGCGTTCATCTCGAATTCGATCTTACGCATGATTGGTGTCGGTTGTTTGACTTGTTAATACAATACAGGAACGAGAGGAGAAATCAACCCCTACCGTGCCACCTTGTCAACCGTCACACGGCAACCCTCGATTTCACTTATGTTATGGGCAACAATCATTGCTGCTCCAAAGTTATCAACCAATGTACGTTGATCAACATCCTGTGTGCGATGTTTGGTCACTATGTAACCCGAACGTTGTGTTGGAGTAGTGATAACTCTCATTGGATTTTGTTTGAACTGTCTATACAATACACGATACAGTTTAAAATGCAAGTAATAATGGACAGTTCAACTAGTGTCCACTACCTATTGACAAATCAATCATATTCATCGTAGTTTCTGAACTTGGCATTACGTTTGTTCTTACTTTTCAAACGCTTTGCATTCTTAACATCGTATCCGAAGTCTTCGTAATCATTTTCAAACGCTTCTTGGCGGTTGATTGTTTCTGGATTGAACTTACGATTGTTTTTCATTGTTTATTGGGACTTTTACCTAATAATAAGTGATATTATTTAGAATCAGTTGAGATTAGTTCGATATTCTTTGCTTTCAAAGAAGAATTGACTAGTTTACCAACACTTTCACCTTGTTTGATTGTTTTATCGAGCAATTCTACGAAGTTACTATCATTAATAGTGTAACTATATTGTTTATCACTAGAACTAAACACAATTATCAAAGATTTACCATTAATATCAATTTCTTTGATAGCTGTTGATTTGATATCAGTATATTTCAATGTTTTGAGAATCATTATAGTATAGAATAGGTTAAATCTTAACTATTGAAAAATGTTAAAATTTAAGATTTTTAAAAAAGTCAAAAAACTCAAAAAGTCAAGTTTCTGTCTTTTCTATATTTCTATAATAACAGAAAACCCAGTGGTTGTCAAGGGTCTGGGGGACACTTGGAGAACTGTCATACATCGGGTTGACTTTTGAGTGTTGGGGCGCTAAGCCAACAAGACCTCCGCACATTACCAAACATTACCGCACAATATCACACAATACCTATGTTTTTTAATACATTAAGAATAGTTAGAGTTTTTCCACAGGAGTTGTGGAAAACTACTAAAGAGATTCTTAAGATATGTTGGTATCACTGTGGAGCTACTGTATAGTAACTGTGGAGTACCTGTATAGTTACTTATCACCTAGTATAGTAGTATCATGTTGATAAGCAAGAGGATATAACATGTCTAGTATGTCTGATAGTTCAGTATAACTATTAGATGTTTTCATTACAGACTGTTGTTTATCTGTGACTATAGAATGAATGAGTTGCCATTGTCTAGTTGTCAGTTTACCCATCAGTACATCAGTATAGGGAGAGTATAGTGGTAAGTCATAGTTCATTGTATTGTTTTTTTGTTTTGAAGTATAACTTGTAGTAGTATTGTTTCATTGTATTAATTGTATGCATGTCATCTTCAAACCCCATGTACTTAAGCAACTGTGATGATCCTTCGAGTTCTGATATGAGACGTAGTATGTTAGCGGGTAGACGTTCTAGACCATTGAAGTCATAGATTGAAGAAGTCATTTAGAGTAGAGAAGAGTTTATTCTTTTTGTATTTCTTTGGGAGAGTATGCTTATAATCTGGGTAGATATCTACTCTAGAGTTTTTAGGGTTAAGGTTGTATCGTTTAAGGTGTTTATCGAGATGCTCTTGACATTCAAAGTGAGCAATAATCTTATCGTTTTTATCAATGTATTCCAGACGATAAGGGAAGGTAACAGCATGTGTAGGCCAATCAGTGATAGGTTTACGTCTATCGTAGATCTTTTGTTTTTTGGATGTAGAGGTCTTCGAGTTCTTTGGCATTATAGAATACGATTAGGTCATCATCATCTTTATGATCAGGGTGTAACCATTCATAGAACTCATCAGCAAGAGCAAAGGCATCATCTAGACGTTCTTTACGAATAAGGAACTTAAAGCGTCGTGTTCTGTTCTCCATGATGATATCAAAGCGTCTGGAGATAAGTTCTTGATCAGTCATTTGATTGTGAGTTTGTTTTGGAGGTGATCGTAGGAGAGAAACTCTTGTTGTTGTTCCTTTAGTTTAAGTGCAAGACCGGATGCAAACTCATTAGGGAACTTTGAGAAGTAACGCCAGTATTTCTCTGGGTCAACATCATTAGGTTGAGGATGATAAGTAGTAGGAGTGAGTGAGATAAGTTGAACTAACTCTTGTACATGTGATGAGATAAGATTCATTTAACAAATACCTTGATGTCTTTGGTGTGTTCTTCAGTGAGTTTAGCGATTTGTTGCATGTGATAAGCAAGATGTGCAAGATACTCTTGTTCATCTTCATCAAGTTCATCATAAGCAATATCGTATGCATCATCGATATCAACCGTGTTATCATCATAACAGGTCATACCATACATTGTATCAGTAGAAGAATCCATCGCGTAAGCATTACCAGCAGCAACGAGGTAGAACATGATTGGTGATGAAAGAACTATAGTAATTTAGCACGGTTGTGCTGTGTTGTCAACCTCTACGGTAGAGATAACCGCCAGCCCAGTCAGCATTCTCCAATAACCATTCACGATCAGTGATGATGAGCAAGTTAAAACGTACTCCCTTTGCAGGTGCTTTGATAGATGCTGGTTTGTATACATCACCTGTTTTCATGTCAACAAAAGCATGAATAGAACGTGAACCACCATCGGTAGTCATCATGATTTTGTGATACTTACGTCCAGACTCTACAGTAAACTTGTACTCGGGAGCAGGACGACCAGCGAGAGCACCACGGTTACGTGACTTGAAGTTGTCTTCAAGAGCATCACAGAGCATCAAGGAATACTCACGTACCTTCAGTTGGATGCTGTTACGAGCATCCTGTTGTGCTTGAAAGTCAGTGAAGGTGGTGGTCAAGGTGGTGTCCTTTGTTGATGAATCAATCATAGCAGGTACTGATGCGTCATCAGTGGTGTCGAGTGCCAGTTTGAGGAGTGGCATAGCACTGTATGCGGAAGTTTTATCTAATGTTACGATCTTACCGGGACGTTTATGATTGATTGGCGCAATGTAGCATCGTTTTTTGGTGTTGTAGAATCCCCAAATTGATTTGATAGGATCATTAGTGTAACTATACCGAGAGTGATTCCTAATCCAAATGCCAATGATATTTGTTTTAAACTCTTTCGTTTCATAACTATAACCCTCTGGTGGAATATGTGGAAAATCAGTTGGTAGTTCGATCATTTACCAATACCCATAGGATCAACGGCAGTTGATTCTAATGCAGAAATACTTCCTGTTTGAATCATCAGATAAGCCTCAATGATGTCTAGAATCTCACCGCAATCATCAGCAGTATCCTCATCAGTTAATACTGCATAATCTTCAACTGCATCAAGAATGATACGGAGTTGTTTGTCGGTGAGATTAATCATTTTTTTTGTTGAATGGTTGATTCGTAGTAGTTCAGCATTTTGGTGTCACGTTCTGCTAGGAAGTTAAGATAACTCCCAAGAGCAAAGACAACAATAATACCCGAGAGACCAAATTGCGTGACTTTACTCATAGGTTTGTGCGATAGCTTGAGACTTGAAACGGCGACATAACTTGAACAATAGTTTCAGGTCATCTTCAATGACATAACGAAACGAGTCTGATTCGATGATGAACTTACCATCTTCCATCCAGATTTGTGGGAGTTGTTTCTTGTAAACTGGGAGATCGAAGATCATGATGTTAGATAAGAGTTTGCAGTGAGTGAGGGGAATCAACCTACTGCCATTGGAGCATACTCGGAGCGTGGCATTTGCTCTACGTTGTAACCTGTAACCGTAGCACCGCTAGCGATACGCTCATTCCACTCATTACGTGCTGTGAGTGCTGTGACAGTGCTGTAGGACTTCTGACCGTTAGCGTTGAAGATGACACGTTTCTGGAAACGCTTAACAACTGTGCCAGACTCTTCAGCGATGAATGCCTCGGGAAAGAAGTCAACAGTGACGATGGTGTTGGTGAGTTGCATTTGAGTGGGTTGGTTGCTGATGAATTAAGTATAGGGCATCTGGTGCCCTGTGGGTCAGTTAGTGGGCACTTCGTCTGCTGGCACACGGGAGACAGTGAAACTCTTGATCTCATAGGCTCTCCATGCATCACATGCCTCTTGCACCATACGCTCCATCTGCCTCTCCATGCCCTTGGCAGTCGTACACTTGCCACACTTGCGGAAGTACGTGATAGGGTGCTGTGGGGACGCGAGAGGCTTGACGACGATCTTGTAGTGAGAGTGCTTGACTGCTGTGACTGTCATGGGTGCCTTGCTGATGAATATAGTATAGCGTATGGAGAGCGTTAGCCCTTACTGACTGTGACACTATGCGTACCGTCCTTATTCAGTTGACGGCAGAGCAATTCAGAATGTAGGCTACGTGCGAACTGCTGATCAAGAGTCTCATAAGATACTTCACCATCTTCAGGAGTGACAGCACTGACCTTGTAGTATTCAGAGACGAGCATTGGTGTGGTTCCTTTGACTCTCTTAATATACACGGTTTTGGGGTGCTGTGCCACAATAGTGGACAGTTTAGACTAGTGTCACACGGTCTGTCTTGTGTAGTAGGATTTCTCTTGCTTTTTTAGCAGCATATCCGTCCTCTGTTTTCTTTCTACGCCCCGCAGTGTATGTTATGTTGAAGTAATGAACTGATAAAGACTTTGATTTACCATCAAACCAGTCATCATCCGCACGGTTGGCAACAAAAACTCTTTTTTGTGCATCGGCAAAGTCGATCAGGTCCAATAGGGCATCCTCACCAAATGCATTGCCATAATCAGCAAAACTATCACGATAGGGTGGATCAAAGAAGAAGAAACCATTAGGATCAGTATCAACTACAGTCTTCCAATCACCAGTCTTGATATCAACAACTTGAAGAGTATTATGCCACCAGTTGAGCACATCACGATCATATACTTTATCCTTCTGGTTCAGCAATCCAGCAGGAGTTCCGTACCTACCGTTGGTATTCTTGTTGATCTGCCATATACCGTTGAACCCAGTCTTCATCAAGAAGTATAATGTTGCTGCCTCATATGTTGTATCCCAACTCTCATAATCATAGGCATGTTGATACCTCACCTCCATGTAATACTTCTTCCTATCTTCCTTGGTCTTGGGAAGATATATTGCTTCAAGTGCATCTAGACGTGAGGTGAATGCATCGTAGTCATCACGAATGCTACGATAAATGTTCATCACGCTGGGGTTGATGTCATTGATCACAGCATTCTTTGGTCGGTATCTGTTCATCACATGGACAAACATAGCACCACCACCAAAGAATGGTTCGTAGTAAGTTTCAAAGGATGATGGCATAAAAGGTGCATAATGTTTTAGCACCTTTGTTTTACCACCTGCCCAAATAAACAGAGGTTTCATTCAGAATCTTCTTCGGTTTTATTGTTTGCAGTCTTAACTTTAGATGGATCTCCTAAACCATAGTTACCGAGTGTATCTTCCCCTATTGGAGCACCTTCAATCGCACCATATGCAAGAGCAGAACGATACTCATCAACAAAACGACGGGCAATCAACACAAATTGAGTGTTTCCTGCGGTTTTATCTGCAAGTTCTTTGGGAGTGAGTTTATTTGCAATGAGTTCAGATTCCATAAAGTTCACTAACCCAGTGCGTCTTGATGTACCTTTATTCAATGAATTTTTGAGATAAATGACAGCAGAGAGACCTCCAATCATTGAACCCTGAAGATCAACACTCTTTTTAGTTTTCCACTTGCTTGCTGATTTAGTGGAAGTAAGAAGTTGATTGTAGTAATCGATTGCTTCTTTTACTGTTGAAAGTTCATAAGTATTCACTGCTTCCATCAGTTTAGCATAACCTTTTACAGAAAATCCTTCTGGATGACCAATTTTTTCAACATGAACACCCAGTTCATCTAGAGTATTACGAACTTCCAGTGCTTCTTTAACACTAGCAGCAATATCTGTGCGAAGTTGAGCAACCTGACTTACTGTTGTGCGGTTGACATTAACTCCTTTGAATAGTTTTGCCTCTACTTCCACACATTCTTCGTTACTAGCATTTGAATCATGCTCAAATACTTGTGCTTGAAGTGCCATCATCTCTGGATTCATGCAGTAAATTGCTGCTAATACACTCTCGTGTTGTCCATCAACAATAGCAAATTTTCCGTCTGGACGATGATAAAGACGTAAAGGACTATAAAGTTCAGGTTTGAACTGTCCTGCCTTTTTAATCATAGATTCATTGAGAAGTCGTTGATATTTCTCATCAATGTGGAGTTCACTTAACATCACATCTTCGATGGGAGGAAAATCATCTGGTTTTATTTCTTTTCTTATTCCAACAATACCAAGATTATTTGCAAAGTCCAGCAAGTTTACCAGACCATCATTTTGGGAATCGTAGTTCATTTTGTTCTCCTTTGTTTAGTGTTGGTAAATGCCATTGCGGCACCAACATAATAATTATACAACTTTTTTAGTCAGTTGTCAACCTTTTCGTGCCAGACTCGCAAACCTGGATAACCTTGATTGTCAATAATCATTTCAGTTTTGATTGTCCACCCAGGTTTGTGTGTGAAAGTTACATCAAGTCCTTTCATTCCTACATGATAATCTGTACCAGAAGACCAGGACTTTTTATTAATACGAAGAACAGTTTGGTGCATAATCAGAGAGTGTTTTGAGGGAACAGAGTATTGATTCGTTCAGTTATAGTTTCAACCATTATATCACTGATGAACTGTTTTGTAAATCCATATTCAGTTGTAAGATATACACTATTATCACCTGGATTATATTGATTGATACCAGTAAGGTGAGCAACATTCAGTGCTTTACCTATCTGTCCATTATGATAAGCACCTTCACCAGTGCAAAACGTAACATAGGAAACATCAGGATTGATCATACGACAGATATAGTTATTCTTGAACCAACGCTCGATAGCATTACCTTTGTCCTGCTGTTTCTTACCTTCAAACACTGCAATCAGCACATCATTGTAGAACCATGCACCACCATCAGGAGCACAACCACCAATCCCACCAGGAATCTGATCCTGACGCAGCTTTGCTTGCATCTTCAGTTGAGGATAAGCATGTTTCAACTCCTTGAAGATTTCTCTTTTTAGTTGTTTGCATTGATCATCAAGTTTACGAGCTCGGGGATCAGTGGCTACAGTGCCTTGCTGAATACCGCCGTTGAATCTAGTCATAATCAATAAGAATAGGTGGAGAGATTGCGAGCAGGGACATGATAACCATTCTTGACATTGTTCACGTCATATACCCACACCAACTCATCATCAGATGCTCTGTAAACATCCATGCAAAACATAGGAACAAGTTTGACCATAAGAGCACCCCAGTGATACTCGGTTTCAAAGTCGAAGGTAGTCATGGGTTGCTCGGATTGCTTTGACTCTACTAATATACACGAAAACCACTCCCCATGGGGGAATGGTATACACTTCTTAAACTGTCACCCGTGGTTCTCCATGAACTCATCGAGTGTGTAACCTTCACCAGTTGATGTTTCTTCGATCAGATCTTCCAATGAATAACACTCTAACTTCAGACGATACTCTTCAGGTGTGTCATCATCAGGATCAGGATCATCGTGACAAAGATAGTCCCACTCGTGGCAAAGTGCATCAATCAGTTGTTCTTTTGTGTATTTGTTCATGATGTAAGTTTGGTTAGACTGATGACTAACAAGAATGATAGAGCGATGACTACATCCCAAGACTTTGTTCGGATGAAGTATGGAATACTGATGGTGTCAGATATGAGGTTGATGATCACCCCAAGTAATACATTAACGTGCAAGACACAAAAATAGGCAGTGATGACACCAACACTACCTAACACTCTTGCTTTACTATCAAGTCGCATTGATCAGTTGAGTACGAATAGTTTCGAGTGAAAATACCGCAGATTTGATGCTAGAAGAAGTCCATCCATATGCATATGCGTATGAAGGAGCAGGAGAGTCGTCTAGAAAGTCCTTCAGAGCGTTTCCATCAGAGTCTACAGGGGAATCACTGTCAGTAGCGTTCTCGCCCACTTGCAGGGCATTCTGGAGGGACTCGATGATGGAGAGCAGTTGGGTGTCGATCAGCATTTGTTCTGGTGTTGATAGCATCAGTATAGTCTGTGGTCAGAAGTCGTCCAGTTCTGGTGGTACAGTTTCCTCACTGTCCCACAGAATCTCCTGCGATGCCTCTCGTAAGATAGCATCACGGATTGCAGGATCGTCAGCCCAGTTGTCAAAGTTAATTTCGTTCATAATAAATCAGTTGTGTGTGTTGTTTCCGATTACAAGTTTTACATCATCAAACTGGTGCTTGTATATCACCCGACATACATTTCTTACTGGTTCATCGGGAAATACCTTGGTGCAAATAGTCATACATTCACCCGTTGGATCTACAAATTTTACAAATCCCAACACCCCATCAAATTCTACTTGTGTGCCTACAGGTAACATTGGTTCATCGTTTGGTGTAACTTTGTCTGGTGATTGGTTGATCATTAATGATGAGGAAGTCAGTGTCAGGGTACAATTTGTGAGCAATGTACTGTGCTAGATCTCTATCAGGTGCGATGAGATATGTTTCAACATTATACACACCATTAGGTGGTTCTGCTTGATCATCTTGCCATGGTTGTTCAAGTTCAACTTTCCACACATGACCACTATCTAAATGTGATTCAAGGTCATGTATAATATCAGCAGTCATAGTATCTATCGTGCATGTCGGACATTTGCTGTTTCAACTCTTCAATGTAAGCATCTTGGACACAAATCATTTCGTTTTGATCTTTAATGAGAGCTTTCATCTCATTAACCATTGAAGTTTCTATGTCAGTCATAGTAGAAAAGTAAGGTCTACGTGATTATGTAGTATTACATGAATTCTTCCATGTAATAATCTACGGTAACCTCCAGTAGTTTAGCGCGTTCTTCGATTGCTGCAACAAATGCGGCGTCCAAACTGTCCTCATTGTCAGCATCTTCAAACATTTTGTTCAACTGTGACTGTTTTGACATCGTTAAATGTACCATTGTTGTTGATGTAGGAGCACATTGTATCTGCTACGTTGCGCGACACAATGTGCTCTTGTACGAATTTACCACTATCAGACGTGATAGTGATCTTGAACTTGGTGGTCATTGGCGCATCTCTCGATTACTTTGTAATCATAGCGCATCCATATCGCCCCCGTGTCGTGGAGTGGACAGATCATCAACTGTCCTATTTTCTCGCAATGACGCCAGTTTATTGTATAGTGGCGCGATTGCACCCATTTCTTCCTCAATACGCATTTGTGCGGTGCGTTCGAGATACTGTAGTGAGCATGTAAGCATGAACAACTCACTATCAGTCAGTGTTACTTGAATGGACATGTCCAGGTTTCGCGGTCATTACGATCAATATACCCTGAATCTGCCATAATGTCAAGGAAATACTCCCAGTATTCTTGCTTTGCTGACATATCTCCGCGCATGTCTTTATGCCAGATCTTCATCATGCGCCGACAAATCCACACTGCTTGTCGTTTAGTTAGTCCCATTAGATTCTTTATTTACTATTTAATCAATGAGTGGTCCCCACGTACCACTATCTCCCTCCTGTCTACTCTCCAGCTTATCAAATATACTATCCATAGTCTTCATTGACTCAATCTTACTCATAAGTTCAGCAATACCGCTACAAATGAATGGTTTCTCTTGTCTCGCAGCATATGCTAATGCATTACGCAGACTTGCTTCTGCATCCTCTAATGAGTCGTTAACTGATTTTGATAGTGCCATTAGTTTTGTTTCTTTAGTGAAAATGATCCGTCTTTGTTGTCAATCCATTCTAATACATCCCCTTCATGCCAATCCAATGCATCCATCAATTCATCTGGGAATGTAAGCACACCCTCATCATCGACAGGAACAATGTATCTTTGTTTATCAGGAGTAGTCCAGAAGTCTGTAATGGCATCTTTCATATTAGATCCAGTATGGTTTACGTTGTGGCATACGAAGGTAGTTATCTTTTACCCACGGTTTAGATGCAATATACATTTTATATGCTGTAAATGTATCTATACTATCGTCAAACTTGAATTCGTCAGGCATTGCTCTGACAAATGGAGTGACACTATTCACACTGCCCTCCGGAAAGAGATAATATGCATGAACTAAAGTATTATAGCACGAATGTTGCTTATCGTATCGTAATGTGTACTCATCACATAGATTCATACCATGCTTGATTAACCACCACGCATTGTCGATAGTTTCCCTTGCCCATATAGTACAAGGATGATTCCTGAATGCTCCCTTCTCTGTTTTGTATGGTGTACCATCTGTTTTGGGTAGAGTGCCATAACCATGACCCCACTTGTCTGATGCTACGATAGCAAGCATTTGACAGCATTCTAACGGCATCTTGACAATGTGCTTGTCAGGCAAACATATGGCACTCTCGGCTGGATATTCATTGGTGACAAAGATGTTCATATCACATGTGCTCACATACTCTACAGTTTACCACTGACGATGGCACTTCCAACCACTCTCGTATACAAATGTAATGTACCCTCTTGTTCACATTTAAGATGCCAGCGTGTCATAACAGTGACACCATCTTTAGTAGCACCAGTCATCATCTGACGACCTTCCTTTGTCATTGTAGAATACAATCCATACCTGGTTTCCCAGACGTAGAAACATTCATCGATGAGTTCTGCACCTTTAGGTACAATAACCTCTGTTACTTCTTCAGTCACTTGCTCTCCATTGATTTGATGTTGGTGCATGTCGATGATTAAACTCTTCCTTGCGTCGAACATTTAAATATTCTAACACTTCCTCTCTCCACTCCATCAGTTCATGATAACATTCCTGATTGTGAGCACAGTCACGTAGATCATGATCTGCTTTGAGTACGCTCTCGTAGAATAACCCAAGAGCATCTATTCGCTTTTGTTCTTTAGTCATCGAATACCTTACACATAGGTGAACCAGGGTGATCATCACAGAACTTATCTAACACCTTATCTTGGTGGCGATTCTTTGGATCAGCAATCTTACCTTCTGTCTTTGGATCCCACTCATCAGATGAATGTGATTCATTAGCGTGAAAGTCTACCTTGTATTCATTCCACTTATCATTAGGATCATAAAGTGGATCTTGTGGGTCGCGTTGACGTGGTTGTGACATGATTCAGCACTCCTTATTTTTGAATTGTTTACGACATAATTTAACTTCTTTGAGTTCATCCTTAATCATCCGATAGGCATCTTCAGGTGATATTTTCTTTGCCATTTCCATGGCAGTGATGATCTCTACTCTTGTTCCAAAGTGCTTAAGTGCCTCTTCAAAACAGTTGAGTTCCTTATACATTATATCAATCAGTAACGTGAATAGCAGGCAATCCTTTGACGAAAATAGTATCCACCAAATTCTGCAACCGCTTAATAGTATTTACACCGTAATTTTTGAACACAGGTACAGTTACGAATCCTGTAGTCTTACGATACATCTGACACGCACCAGGTGTAAGTTTGCCTGTTGCCATATCAGCAGCATCATCACGATTAACACGGATGACACGACCAATAGTCTGTGCCATCTCAATCACATTCAGATTGCGAAGGAAGATAGTCTGGGTGAGACCGTGGACGTTGATACCTTCAGACAGAATAGAATAGTGGAAGATGATGAACTTTTTGTTAGGGTCACGACCCCACTGATCAAACTGGTGAAAGAACTGCTCACGATTGACCTTGAGTGTGTTGACATAAGCACCATACTTGCTGGTGATATGCATCACTTCAAACCCACGATCCTTACACTGATCGATGATATCAGTCTTGGTGAGAAGATTATACATGATACGACTGTTAGGTGCTGCCACAAGGATCTTGTGTGCTGTTGTATCGTTCAGTTTATCAAGTATGCCCACCAGGGTCTCACGGTCGCCCTCACACGCCTGTACGCCCTTCTGACGCTCGAAGTCAACCTCATAGGCATCAACAGTAGGAGGAAGAATAGAACCGTTGTTAATCAGTTCAGGAGCAGGACACTGTTCAATGATGTCACCGAACACCACATAGTTGTTCATACCATTAGCATAGGGAGAACGTGTATGCTTTGGTGTTGCAGTGAAATAGTAATAACGCTTGGCGTTGCAGTTACCTACTTCCTCGAAGAAGTTCTTCTTGGTAGCATTGTGTGCTTCATCAAAGTATGCTACATCAAACTCAATACCTGCCTCATTGAGACGACGCAAGGAGTTGTATGTAGTGAAGAAGATACGATGTGCTTGCATAGCATCACACATATCATTGAAGAGACCGATACGATCTACCTTGGTAGTATGAAAGTGTACTGTCTCGCCACTATGAATGTGAGCAGGAACTACATCAGGACGATTGATACCAGCATCAGCAAAAAACTCCTCACACAGTTGTGTAGCGAGGAGAATGCGCGGAGCAACAACAGCAATAGTCATAGGACGCTCTGCATTAGCAAAGCGATCCGCAAGGTCTTTGATCATAATCATAGTCTTACCACCGCCAGTAGGGACAATGATCTGCCCGAACTTGTTACGCTGCATAGCAGCGAGAGCGCGGGTCTGATGAGGGCGGAGTTGCATGCTGTACGTCTGATATGAATACAGTATGACACAAAAAAAGCACCCCGTCAAGAGTGCTGTGACAGTTTGCTGACTGACTCACCAAATTGGATTCCCATTTTCATCATATGTAATATACCACATCTTTTCACCACTAGTATTCTCAAACTCATTGTACTTTACCACATTGAGAATGACATCGATCAGTTCCGATCCTTTGAATACATGCTCTACCTGCAATCTCAACTCTTTGCGAGTATCAGTTACCGCTTCTAACGAGTTTATCACATCGACTTGCTCAATCGTAAGAATATTATTAGCCAAATACGCACCAATATGATTTCTAGTTGCCAATCTATTAGAAACTTTCTTTTTATAGGTCGGACTAGCAACTTTTAATATATTACTATGAAAGTCCTCATTAGGAATTTCAGTTATATATTTTGGATAAACAAATGAAGAGTAGAAAGATACTTCATCATTTTGTTTGATTGTTAAAATGCCCTTACAATAGTTTGGTATCAGTTTTGAGTGTCTAACAACTTTCTCAAGTAAAGGATTATTATATGATGATACATCATAGTTTCTACTCTGAAACGATAACCCAGTTATCTCTCCATTTAAACTATGTTCGGCACCAATAATCGAAGTGTGATCATCATGCTTTTCTAGAATAACATCATCGATCTTCTGATAGATATCAGTCATTTCCAAAGTTGCTGTTTTTATCTTGAAATCTCTTAAGTACTTTTTAACTGTAGCGTACTGAAGCATCAAAATACTATTATATGACTGTATTTGATCATCAACTGAATATACACCGAGATGTTTAATCTCGTCCATAATCGAATTCACATCAGCAATGAAGTAATCATATTCAAACACTCTATTGAGAGTATTTTTTACTGACACTGGAATGACAGGTTTGTATTGACTATCAACCAACGATGTGTATAACCACGGCATCATAGAGTAGTCAGATAAACGTTCGCCGCTTATCAAACTATATCTTTCGTGTACTGTATAGATATCGGAGAATATCATTCGTTATCCATAATAACTTGACCCTGATCATTATATAAAGCATAGAAAATATACTGTTCTTTAGGAGTTCCTTCCTGTGTTAATGGGAAATTATCTAAAAGAAACTTCTCTGCTTCTAAAATAGATTCCATTTCCACAACTAGATATTCACTATCTCTGAAAAGAGTAGTAAAATCTAAAGGAAGCATACCTGTATATAATTCAATAGACGAGTTAATAGCATCTACATCAGTGCTATTGTTCCATCCATATACTCGAAAGAAAATTAGAGGTTTACCTGCTAATGCAGCGTATCTACCAATAAATGTCTGCAAGTCATAAATTTGATATTCTGTGTTATTCATTCTTTGTTAGTTTCCAGGCGACAGTAATACGAAGATCATTGAATAAACGTGTTGTTGGTGCTGCGGAATGATATACAACACCAGGAAATAACATTCCTCTGTTAGGTTGAAACATTACGGTGCGAAGTTCGGTAGTATCAGTATAAAACTGTGTTCCCCCTCCCCATTCATTTGCCCATTGAGAGTTTGCACATAACAAAAATGTTCTTCCATATTCATCATAACAATCTTGATGAAAGATGCCATCTAAACCATAAGTATGTCCGTTGGCATAAACATATTCGAGAGTAAAAGACTGTTGCGTCTTTTCCTGTATCTTATTTAGAAGATAATCAGTGAAGAACAGATTATCACTCAAATCCCTCTTCCAAAACTTGTAACACCGTTTATGGTTAGGGTCACTGGGATGATATGATGTATGCCCGAACTCCCATTTAGGTTCTTGCAGTATATTGATGATCTTAATAAAAGTATCTTGATCAAACATATGATCATATACTACCAGATTATCACTCAATAGTTCATCAACGGTTTTCATATTGTCTAATCAAATTCAATCTCAACTGTTCTAACTGCACCAGGTGTGGATTATCAGCATCCATAGCATCCACAACTTCAGAATATTCTATAAGATGAGAACGCATAAAACTATCTTGCACATCAGATTCTATCCAACCAACAATTACTTTCCTATCTCCTTTGGTTACCGGGTTTATCTTATGCATTAACCCTGTATTATACAAAATAACAGTTCCTGCCTTTGGTTTATGAGTTGTCTCTATATTACCCACTTTGATTACTAGTTCACCACCTTCATAGTCATCATTTAAGAAAATAGTCATACTCATATCAGCATTTACACCACCACAAGGATATTCATCCATATGCCAGTTATAAAAATGTCCCTGCTTATACCATAGAAAGTATAACTGGGACATTTGCTTGATTAAGTATATCTTGGTGAAGTTATCCTTTTTCTTTATTTCGGACCATACACCATTAACTAATCTATTATAAGGATCAGTCCACTTCATCATCAAACTCTGTTTTACAGATGTATCAGGATTACTGATATTACCACTCTGGAAGTTATTATCTTTATAGTATGATGTAATATATTCTACAATATCGGGAGATAGTAGATCACTCTGCCATATCATTTAATTCCTCTATGGTATAAATCTTATTGTAATCAATGCCGCCTTCGACAAAATCTTCAATGCGTAGTAGTTTCATCATTTCTTTAACAGCAGTAGTTGTTGTCCTTTCTGATTTAGCGTAATCCTGTCGCATTGCAATGATATTTGATAGTCTAGACTCAATCAAATCTCTTGATGAATCAGTATCTCTTTCTACCCATTGATTATCCGTTCCCAAGTATTCTACCACATTTCCATTAACATCTACACCATCAGGATATAAATCTTTAAAGTTTTTGGGATCAATAGGCCATCTTAACGTTTTGATGGCTTTGAAGAAATCTAAAGAAGATGGATGTTCATCAAGAGATGGAACTACTAAAGATCTAACTTTTTGACGATATGAAATCCATCTATCTTTTTCACCAGGATAAGAATCAACAACATCAGGAAGAATACGCCAATCAGTTGCTGCTAGAATAGCATTCTTTTCTGAAATTCTTTTTAGATATGTTTTCTCAAAAAAGAGGATATTTTCATCAACTTTGGTTACATACTTATTAACTTTGAGTTCCCTTACAACATTGTGTGCATCAAGGAAAGCTAGAACTTTATCATATAAATCAGAGACTTGCTCTTCAGTAAATCCAGTGAATGTATAAGTTGAATACACTTGTTGTGCATTTGCAAAATCATATTTGTATTTTTTTCTTTGACAAAATAAAGTATTGTCATTAAAAAATGAAAGATATTGAAGTTGATCTTTTTCATCATGCCAAAATACATCCAGAGATTCTAAAAATCTAGTTAAAATCTCTTTATCGTATTTTTGGGCAGAATTAGCGATCTTGGTTCCGTTATCTAAAGTGATAACATTAGACATATTCAAAACCATACAGTTGAGAAAATCTACCTCTAGTTTACATGTCTTATCTACGTATTCCGCCATTAAGTTGACCCCGATTTGATATACCAACCTGTTACTATGTATTTATTCTGCTCACCCATAACTAAATTGCCTTTATGCACATGAGTCATTCCCGCAGGGAATATAACTACTGTCCCAGTGGTAGGTTTAATCCTACGCAGTTGATATTGAAACTCCGTTTCTCCCCCATCTTCTATGTCATTTAGATAAATCATCCAAGTAAGTTCTCTATGAGAATACGATGATGATGCATTTTCATAATGCCACAAGTGATATCCACCGCCAGGAGGTGTACGTTGAAATTTGATATCATTTGATACTAACCCAACTTTCTTTAGTTGAGAATACTCTTGAACATAATGAAGAGCACACGATTTTAAAAACTGATTTACTTGAGTGCCCCATTTGCTACTATGATAGTTTAGCATAAATGCCCTATCATGACGATTTTGTTTTCCATTATATCCGCTCGATCCATCCATAATATCAAGAGCTCCTGTACCAATACTATGAGCTACTGTATCATCTAAAACATCATTACCATACTTAATAAGTTGATCACAGAATGCTTTGGGAACAAATCCTTTCCATACTCCAATAAAATCTTCAAAATCTGATGATGTCAGATTAGAATCTAACATCAATTCAAGTGGCCTATAAGGCGCAAGTTCATTAGTTGACATAAATCTAGAATGCTTTAATAATATACTTTGCTTTATGAAACTCTGGTGCTAATGGCACTGTCCTGTTAGGAGAAAATACTACGTCAGGAATAGGTTTCTTAACTGATGTATTTAGTGTAAATAATCCAGGATTTAATTCCATGCCAACATCACTCTGATTAAATGTGATGTTAAGTGTAGTCTGCGCTGCTCCTAAACCTTCTTTACCATTGCCAGCACCTGACGTATTTCCGTATGTATAATCTTCGGTTGGATCAAGAACTGGTTGTAGCGTAATTAAATGAGCATGAGTTTGTATACTTCCGTCGTCACCATCAAGAACAGGTGGAGAATAAGGGTCTATTCTTGTAAAATACTGATTAGTATCAATAATACATGAAACGTCACGAGCACCAGTTCCAGGTGTGCCATTGACGTCATAGAAGGGGCCAGGTGCATCTGCAGCGACCTCAAAGTAACGATCATCAACAACAGAATATGGTGATGGCCACCAGGTATTTGCCGAAATTACTAAAGCAGCTCTGTCACTAGACTCGATATTATTTGGGTTAAGTGATTGAATCATCTCCGTAACTAAAGTTATTAAATCAGGTTGATTGGCGATTTGATTCCATTCAGTTTCAAACTGTCCAGCACCGCCAACATCGCTCAATCGTGCGATCCACGCATTTGCAATTGTTCCGGCGTCAAATGCGTCCGGAGCATCAGGTACGATAGCGTGCGTTCCCTGACCAACACCTCCACCAGAAACGGTGTGATTGCCTAATTTAGATGATCCTCTAGTGCCCCATTGGATTAGAGGATCTCCAGTTATTCCATCAGAAAGTGCAGCGACATATAAGTGACTATGAATAGGAACATTAACCGAAGTATCTAAAAGTGGTCCAACTAGAGCAGTTACACTACTGCTAGCAGCAACAGTAAAGTCAACATCTTGAGTAAGATCTTGTGCAAATACTGTTTTTACTGTACCAATAGAGAAGAAGTTACTCTCAATTCCTGTTGTATCATCAGTATCATCAGATACAATGATTTCATATGGATTATCTCCAGCAACATCAACATCATCAACATACCACCAACCACCAGTTCCGCCTGGTTCGTATATACTACTACCGCCATCAATAGGAAGAAATGCTGATGATGCTTTATTTCCATCAACTACACCAGTTCCCGAAAGTTTTCTATTTCTGTAATCTGGTAACTTAAAACTACTACCAGCACCACCATAATCATAACCAATGACATCAAATAAGAATGGATAATCATCTTTATCTAATGTTTGGCCCGCACACTCATAATATCCTGGATATCGCGATTGTCTAGTACCATCTAATAAACCATAAGAACCATTAGGTTGCTTGAGAATAGTGAGAACAGTACCGATAGCATGACCATCTTCTTTGCTTTCTTTAATATCACCGTTGCTATCAACAAAAGCACCTTTCTTACTATACCAGGCACCTTTTAATTCTGGTGGAGGTGGAGCAACAGAATAGTTACTTACTTGCCAAATAAATTGATTTGGCGATCCAGTACCAACAGTAACTGTTACTTGCTTTGATTCAGACAATGCACTGCCGGTAGTAACAAAAATACGGAATGAAGTATGAATAGTAGGATCAAATGTAACCGGACCTGCAACTGGAGTAGCAAAGTCAATAGAAATAAGACCACCATTTGTTGCATTGATGGTGATTGGTCTATTGATACCCGCAACACTGACAATACTACTCAATACTTCTGTATTAGGAACTTGATTAGTAAGATTAGTAGGTACTGAAAATAAAGCATCAGTATCTGGTCCAGAATTAGTAGTAATACTCCAAGGATTAATAACTCTCTGACCGACTTTAATAGTAGTTGATACTACTGATGGCGTTAAAGAAGTTGAAAATGTTTCTGAAGACCTATTGTATAGTACAATCTTATCTCCATTATTTGCTTTTGTTGGGAACAATCCGATAGAACTCTCACCTCCCTCTGCATACTGAATCTTAATTCTTGGTTCATCTCCACCAGAATCATTAGAAGAAGTACTGCTTACTAACACAACATCAACTTCAGTACCTGTACCCAAACCGGTGATACCATTAGGAAGTGGAGTAGGATCAGAGGCAATTAATGCATCTTCTAATACATCAGTTTTATTAACAAAACTAAAATTATCTGGCGTAGTTGATGGAAAATTTCCATTGGTTACACTCCAGATAGATCCACTTGCCTCATCACCAATAGATAGTGGATTTGACGACACAGCACCTGCAGTATTTTCAGTTACAATATACAACTGCAAATATTGACCGTTATTAATTGTTGGTGCAGGAACGTCGGATACTAATTCAAAAACAGTATTACTTAAAATCTCATAACCATTTGTATCAGTGAAAAATGTATTAGTATCAGATACTCCTACGTATAAATTAGAGTTTGTTGATGCAATTATTGCAGTATCATTTAATCCCTGAACTTGTATAATATTACTGTAAACAGCCGTATTTAATGGTTGATTAGTAAGATCATCGAAGTCTGGAAATGGTACAGGAACATTAGGAGGTGTTACTTTCGCATTAATAGTCCAACGTTCTGACCTTGCTCCAATAGTAAGATCAACATATGACGATAATCCAGGAATAGAATTAGATTTTAACCTAGTTTGGATTTGATCTGTATTCTTTACAGTAAGTGCTCCTGGAGCAGGCAGCTGCCAATCACTAAATTCTGTTTCTCCATCTGATACTTTCTTATATCTGATAGAGAAGTTTTCGGATAATGCAGGAGCAGATCCAGTAACAGTAACGCTTGCTTCTGTAGACGTAGTTAAACCAACAATAGTGAGAATGCTTTCTCCGGGTCTACTTCCATCTCCATAGACATACATGATACCTGCATCTGCATCATCAAGAGTCTGAAATGGATATGGATCAGGAGCAAAATCTTCTGGTATCGTAGTGATATACCAGACCGTTGTTTGCTCACCAATCTGAATAGTTACACTTTGAGTAGTGTTCCACTGCGAGGGTGCTTTAAATTTAAAGCGAACTGTTTGTCCTTCGCTTACATATACTGGTGTATTAGAAAAAGAATATGTCATGGACTAAAGTTACTGCTTTCCACGTAATGGATTATCCTAATCTTATTTAGGGGCAATGGTTTATACGTTCTCTACGTCAATCCACACACCATTATTGTCAATCTGTACCTGAATAGGATAATCCGATTTGATTTCCACAGGAATATCAATATCAGTAACTAATAGTTCTTCTGTTGTTAACTGTATGTCAGGAGTTACCACGGGTACTTCAGATTTAATTTTATCATCCGATTCTGGTACTGTAATAGCATCCGGAAGTTGATCTATTATAGCAGGAACTATTTCAACATCTTCAGATGTTAATGAACCAACTCCCTCTGCAAGTAACTTGTACTCGATTCTCGTAGGTCCTCGATTATCCCATACAGGAGTATGCGTAATAGTACCACTAACATCATCCCCTATTGGTAATACCACATCCGCACCAATAGTTTCTACACCATCTAACGAGTAGTAATATGGTACTATCTTTAGTGATACCGTAGCATTAATAGATGTATACCCCAACTCTAAACTATTCCCATAACTAACATTTAAAGGAACTGTTAAATCAACTTCTGGTGGAGGAAATACAGTCAAGGTAATCTCATCACTATCGGTTCCCCCCAAACCAGACACAGTTGCAGTATATGTTGTAGTTACAGTTGGAGAAACTGTTACCTGGGATACTAAATTAGAAGAACCAATTCCAGGTTGTATGTTATTAGTTGAGGCGTCACCAGTAGTAGTCCAAGACAATATAGTAGACTGACCCAAATTAATAGATTGCGAATCTAGTGATAATGTAATATTTGGGGGGACATAAACTACTAAAGTTTCAGTACTAGTATTACTAGTGATGCCATAATAAGATGCGCTTATAGTATATGTCGTATCATCATTAGGAGATACAACAGTAGAATCACTAGCAACAATAGCACCTACACCACTTAATGATCTACTAGTAGCATTACTAATAGACCAAGATAATGTAGCATTTTGTCCTTGAATAATAGATGATGGTGATATCGAAAAACTAATACTGGGAGTAGGATAGGAACATCCACTATTAACATTAGCACTTGGATTGTAGTTACTAGCACGACTATCAGTGCATCCATAGACATTATATGTACATCCTGTGCTGACCTGATTTGCATATGGGTTAAAATTATTAGCACTAGAGTCTTTACAACCATATACAAATACAGGAGAATACCACGCAACACCTACAAAGCTGTATCCCGATGGCGCAGAAGAACTGGTCTCAAACTTATGATCTACCAGTTGAGCATTATAAAATCTATAAACTGGTACACGATATGCTCCAGGACCAGTATATGCATAACCAATAACACCTTCATAAACATAACCAGAAGGAGTGCCGGAATTAGTTTTGTAAAAGTGATTATATTGAGTGGGATTCCAAAATCTGTATACAGGTGAAACACTCCCAACGATTCCAGGAACGCTACCAGACATAAAAAGATTCCAAACACGAGTGGCTACAGGAGAATATGCGGTGATTGATTCACCACCTGGGTTTGAAGTATAGAAAGTATCCGCTCTATAATAACCAGGATTGAAAACGCCGTAAAAAGAATCGAATGTATGTAAATTGCCTGAAGTTCCCATATCTAAATCTCCCTGATATCTACGTAGATTCCACTATCACCAATCTCAATCTGTATTGGATAATCTGCTTTAACTTCAACAGGTATATCAATACCATCAACAAGAAGTCGCTGACTAGTAACTGCGATATCAGGTGTTACAACAGGTTCTTCATTCTTAAAAGTATCATCAGTTTCTGGAATGTCAATGGCATCAGGCATTCTGTCAATGTTGATTGATACTTGTTCAATATCTTCCGCAGTCAATGAACCCTCACCTATAGCATATAATTTATATTCTATAATAGTAGGTCCAAGATTATTATAAGTTGGTGTGTGTATCACATCTCGATCAACTACATCTGCAATAGGAAGATCTTCCACAAGTTCATAGTCAGTATATGTATTGTCAGCGTAATAATATCTTACTAATAATTGTAGAGATGTGGTAGCATTTTCGGATTGTACATTGAGATTAATATCTTCACCATAATCAACAGATAAAGGATACGTTAATGTTATTACAGGAGGTGTAATAACAGTAACAGTAACTTGATTAGAACCTTGACCTGCTAATGGATGAGAAGCAGTTATTGTATATGTCGTAGTTACAGTTGGAGATATTTGGATTGGAGTTGACTGAATATTAATAGGACCAATGCCAGGAGAAATTTGTGCTGAAGAAACATCTCCAGTAATAGTATATTCTAAAAAGGTAGATTGCCCTTGTATTATTGTATTATCAGTAGCAGTTGTTGTAAGAGTAGCGGTTGGTGGAATAAGAACATCAACACTTACGGATTGCGAAGTAGTTCCTCCAGGTCCAAATGCACTTAACGTATATGTTCTATCATTAACAGGTGATATTGTAACACCAGGAGGTGACTGATTTTGTGGTTGATTGCCACTAAAATCAGTCAAAGAAACATTAGTTACATAACCATTAATTTGATATGTTAGTTGAGCACTGCCGCCTCGAACAATTTGATCAGGACTAATTGTAAAATACTGAATATTTGGTCTAGCATAATCAAACGACAACGTATAGAATCCGTCACCAAAATTACTATATCCACTATTATAAGTCCATTGATAATAACTTCCATTGCTATACCAAGCAGAATTTCCTCCAATACCAGCATATCCATTGGTGGTTGTTGCACCACCTAACCCACCGGCACCGCCAGTAGAAGATCCTCCACCGCCACCACCACGGTGACCTGCAGGAGCATTCCCACCATTTCTTCCACCTATTCCACTTGTTGTACCTCCGCCACCAATACCACGACCGGCAGTATAATATCCACCATAACCAGTATTGTTATCAAATCTACCAGCGCCGCCACCACCACCAACAATGACAGTATATCTGTTCAATCCACCGTCATATACTCCTGATGCTCCACCTCCACCGCCACCAGAACGGTAACCATTACCACCGCTTGCAATCGGGGAACTGCCACCATATCCACCAGGGTTAGCTGGTCCTTGTCCTTTTGATCCTTCTCGACCCATGTAAAACGTCAGATTATATGTATAGTCACGACTAGTTAATCTAAAATCACCAGATCTACCAAAACCACCACGAGAATAATTCCATGTAGTAGATGCTGATCCACCACCTGATGCAGCTCCTATACTAAATCTTACATTCGTAGATCCTGCTGGTATTTGAATAGTTCTCTGTCCATATCCCCTTCCCGAATAACTTGGCATTAGATTTCCCTCACATTAATGAATGTTCCGCTGTCATCAATCTCAATCTGTATTGGATAATCTGCTTTAACTTCAACAGGTATATCAATATCATCAATAACAATTTGATCTGTCGTAACTTCAACATCAGGTGTTACGACAGGTTCTTCATTCTTAAAAGTATCATCAGTTTCTGGAATGTCAATGGCATCAGGCAGTTGGTCGATAATGACAGGAACTTCAATAGTATCAGTTGCTGCCAAACTACCATATCCATCTACAGTAAACACTAGTCGCACTTTAAATGGACCAAAATCATTATATTCAATAGGAATATTATATGGATCTACTTCTACTTCATCTCCAGTAGTATTAGGTATTGCTACAGAAGGTTTAAACTCGTTAGTTCCATCTAGATATAGATATTCAGCAATGTAACTAATACCACCATCAGAATTTGTAGCGGTAATAGTTATTGGTACATTTTCTCCATACAATATATTAATAGGTCCACTTACATTGATAGATGATGGTTGCAAAACTGTTATTAGTAATTCAGAAGAACCAGTTCCTCCTAATCCTGAAGCAGTAGCAGTATATGTTGTCGTTATGGTCGGAGATACTACCGTTTGACTATTAAGAACAGAAGACCCAACACCAGGTGAAATATTTAATGAGGAAGCATCGCCAGTTACGCTCCAAGACAATATAATACTGTTTCCTTGTACTATCGTATAAGTTGGTGGGTTGGATCCTGGGTCCTGATTACCAGAGGATGCTGAAAATGTTACTACCGGTTCTACATAAACGTTAACAATAACTGAATCTGACCTACTATATGCAGGGTTTGAAGCGGTTAATCTAAATTCACTAGTTTCTGTAGGAGCAACGACAAACGAGTTATTAGTCCTATTTACTTGTCCATATGATTCAACAACAGAGCCATTTCGCAGTCTTTCCAATACTTCTGATGTAGAATCCCCACCACCAACCGTCCAAGATAACGTTGTTCGAGCATTATTTCCATCAGTTCCATTTAATCGAAAAGCACCAGGATTAGCACTGATTGATGGTAACGGTGCATCATATGTACAAACACACCCAAAAAATCCTCCAGAAGCACCATATCTACAGTTACCACTTCCTCCTTGTGTTCCTCCGTATCCTATACGAACATAAATCTGTTGTCCTGCTACAGCACCACTAGTTCCTCTAGATTTTGTACAGCAAGATGCACCACCGCCTCCTCCACCATATGAACTAGATGTTCCTCTCCACTGACCAGATCCACCAGATCCATAACTCGAATATCCAGAGGCAGCTCTATTCCACGGACCACCACCGAATCTACCTGATTGACCACTACGCCAGTTACCACTACCACCATATCCAGGACTGTATAAACTACCTCCTCCACCACCATAAGATATAACTCCACCGGCACAAGTATATCCACCTGCCGATGGTGCCGTGAATCCAGGTCTAGGTAAATTAGGAATGTTAGGATAACCACCACCGCCACCACCAGCTACAGTGATATAAGTCATGGTCTTTACATCTGATGGTACACTAATGTAACCACTACCAGATCTACCTATAGAATACCGTCCCATAAAATATTACCGCTAAAATTTGATAATATAATGAACTAAAATAAATGGCGTAACGACTTGATTCAATACATTTAAATTTTCAACATCCACATCTACATAAGATTCCATATCATCTAGAGGAACATCAATATTGTTATACGTATATGTAAAATCACTAGTATATGTATAGGGTCTTGTAATTGTGTGATCGTGTCCCGGTTCACCTGTAGGAACATTTAAAGAAGTTTCTTCTAGACTATTTCCCGCAGAAGCATTTGCGGTGTTAGCTCTAGGTCCTTTACCGTCACCACCAGTAGCATGAGTAACTGTTTTATTTAAAACTGTAAATCCACCGCCGCCACCAGCATTATGATAATGACCTTGAAATTCATCAATAGAAAGAGTGGTTGAACTGGTATTTCTAGGAATAGTAAACCTAGGACTTCCATTAAAGTTAGCAATATCAGAGGCGATTACCATATTTCCGATATAGTTTACTGTTGCTCTATCTCCAATATTGGTGAGAGGTTCTACTTCAACACCGACTTTACTAACACCAGCATCATCTTCCAAAGTTGTAGAAAAATACTCTCCCGATCCTCTACTACCAATAATTACTTTTGATCCTAAATCGGGAAGTTGAAACTGACCAAGATCATTTGTTGCAATATCAGGATTTCTCACAAGAACCGAATCTTTTTTGAATCTAGAGTTGTCTCCTACTCCCAAAATTTGTGATAACAAGTAAAAATCTTTTGCATTCTTTACGGTTCCATCACATTTTAAAAATCCCCCAGGCATGGTATTTTTAAATATTGCAGTAGTTGGATCATTGTTAAATCCCAAACCATGAACGGTATGCATTTGAATGGTTCCGGGAATTCCGCCCCAGTTAGATTTGTTGTGAGTATAGTTACTAGTTCTCGTTACCATTTTAGTATGCCCTGATAATGTATATTGAAGTTACTCTTGGTTGTTGAATATTAAAATCAATTTGTAATGCATTTCGATTTGCCACATTATCAAGGGTAGCATTTGGCATGCTAACACTTGCAGTTAAGTTGCTTTGAGGTCTCATTCTACTACTATCAAATGATACATCAAACTCGTCATGAGTATGTGCAACAATCGGAGCACCAGGAGATTCATTATTTCCAATAAAACCAAGTCCAGGATTACTCACAAGTGTATCACCAACGGTAGTGTCAGATGTTGTATAATAATTTGTAAATCCTTCAGGAATGCTAACAGTATTTCCTCCGATACCCGCAGGAACCCTGTCCGAAATATACTTATCAAATCCATCATAGTCAATAAATTCGTCAGTTAGGGGAGTTCCAGTTACGTATCTTGGTTTCATATTAATAGGCGGTTGCTCTGAACGTGCTTTTGCAAGAACTTTACCAGGTTGACCTTCACCAAAACCACTAGGAATATCATTGCCAATGGGCCATTGTAAAGTCCATGTATCAACAACATTAGCATCTTGTGGTGCAGGGCTGTTTGCACCGGTCGAGCCAGCACTCGTCAATCTACCAGCTACGATACCACCATATATGTTAGAGTCTTCGTTACCGTCGGTATCGGTGGAAGGGACAAGACGAGGTAGAGATGCAGATATGTTAGAGGTATCTGTACCCGTGCCAGCTGGGGAATCATTTTGCCAACCTTCGTCGTCAGACCAACCAAAGTAAAAAGCAACTCCTTTTGCTTCATCAGTACTGACGTCATCATCACTATCTGCCGATTGTCCATCGTTATCAGTACCTTGAGCAAAAAGAGTATAATAAACCGGATCATAAGGAATTACTCCTTGTCCAGGTTTAGTTTTATTACGACTATCAACAGTTTCTAAAGATCCTAAATGAGTATGTCTCTTAATATGCGCTCTACCTAACTTTCTTGGTCCAGGGTAAATAGTTATAAATCCTTCCCCATCAATTTTTGTATTTCCTTGTATTCTACCTAGATATCCAGATCTGTCATCATTATTAATATTAAAAACTAAATCAACAAAAACATCAGTAAAAATAGTAGTTACTCCAGCATCTTCATTTGTTCCGATGATAGGGTCCATTAAGATCAACGCTTTTGGATCTACATCCGCAAGACGACCAGTACCACCAGCACTAAAATCGGCAAAATACGATGACTCAATATCAATCAACGTTTTACCGTTGAGGTTAGGCATTTTAATGTTACCCACATAACCAGGAAAATTACCATCAAAATCGCTGTTGCCAGCATTATAAGTGTCTCCAATTGCTTGTGCTAATAACGGAAAATCATTAGCAGAGATACTCTGACCATCACAAATAATCCATCCAGAGGGGATTGATGTCAATCCCCCAGTCCATGGCATAATCGTGCCAATAGCAGCACCTCTTGCAGTTTTAGTTTCTTGATAGAAAGGCATTTTTTTATACTTCGATTAGATACCAACCAACTTTGGAGGTAGAAACAGCGGTATTTCCGTCAGGATCAGATGCTCCTGCATACACAAGAGCAAATCCTGCATAAGGTGTTTGAACAATAAGTTCACCACCATTCCATCCAGAAAGATTTGCGGAGTTACCAGAAAGCATTATAGATCCTGTGTTACTAGCAGAATTCTGAACTCTAACATTACTTGGTGCTCTAACAACAAGTGATAAGTTATAGGTCAGGATACCACCAATATCTATAATCCTAATCATGTCGCCCAATTTTGCATTATCAGGAAGTTTAACAACCGTGTTCTGACTTACATTTAAGAAGTAATTTACGTTTGCGTCGGCTTCAACAACAAAGGAATCGGAATAATCCCATCTGCGGCCACCTGTAGGTGAGAAGTAGTTAGTAATTCCACCAAGTGTAATCGCTTTATCAGCACGAATAGCGAAGGATTGGTTTCCTCCAGAGTTAATAGTTAGGTCACCACCATTGATCGTAACATCACCAGCAATTGCTAATGATCCGCCAAATGTACTTGTTCCTGTTCCTAAAGCAGAGAATGAACCGTATGTGGTAAAATCTCCAGAAGAATTATCAAAGGTAAGTCTCGGTGTAGTTCCATCAACACTATAGATATTGAAGTTACCACCATTCAAGATCAAATCACCTGTTGCAGTATCAATCTGGAATGTTTTTCTGAACGGAACCGCAACAGTTGTTCCATCAGATAGGTAAGAAGGACCACCGTTGGTGATTGTAAAGAACTGCTGACCTTCGATTGTAGAACCGTTGATCGTAAGTGTGTTCTCGGTAGTAAGTGTTCCTGCAATAGCAGTATTACCTGTAGGACCATCAACAACTAACTTATTAAATCCTTGACCGAAGTTAAGATCTCCGCTACCGAATGTATTACCGGTTGTAGATTCAATCTTAAAGTTAACAGACTCTGGCGTACCACCATCAGTAACAATGAATGATTGAATGTCTGTAGATACTAGTTCAACAACTTTAACAATCTCACTATTAGAAAGAAGTAAGTAATCACTAGTTGTTAAAACTCCACCGAATTCAGAAATACCAATACGAACATTAGCAGTATCAGCAAGAAGACCAGATGCACTCTGCAGTCTAACTTCTGCATCAGAAGATTGATCAGACCAGAGATATTCAGCAGCAGCAAGTGTATTAGAAAGTCTAACTTCTACCGTACTAGCATTAGCAACAATGCTTGATTGTACAGGCCAATCACCATTCAGTTCACTTACGTTTGTGCCAGAGATTCTGATAAACTCACCATAATCAACATTAAGTGTAGAGTTTGTTTCACTCTGCCAATGAATCGTAACAATGTCAGTGCCGTCAGAAACAATCTTCTGAACTTGTGCATCAGTAATGAGTACACTTGATACAGGATCTAATTCACCGTTGTAATCGAAGTCAAATCCAGTAATAAATGAAGCATTTGTTTGCTTATCTAACTTATTGATTACACAACCATCAGGGTGATCCGTTCTTGCTGTTGTGCCAGAGTCAGCACGAGAAACCGAGATACGGAAACCACTAGGATCATTCGGGTTGGTGATATTAGTTAGTCCAACAACCTGAACAATTTCCGTTTGTGATTGATCCTTTGGTAAAGTAGCACCAGTGCCATCAATACTATCAGGAGATAGGGGATCTGCTCTATCAATCAGAAGCAAATCACCAATCTGGAAATCACTAACAGATGGTTGAGTGATCGGTAAGTTGTAAAGATTACCAGCAGCATTAACTCCAGAAACCTGGAAAGTTAAATCATCGCCAGCTGGATTACCTAAAACAGCAGCAGGAATAGTAAGAAGATCATTGTTGCTATAACCAGAACCAGGAGATACTAATTCAACAACGGCAGTACCATCACTCAATACTTGAATAGTGAACAATCCACCTTCACCAGTTCCACCAGTTGCTTCGATGAAAGAATATGTGGTGTTAGCAACCCAAGTTGCACTTTGAGTAGGATTGATGTTATCAATAGCAGCAATCTGACCACCACCAAGTAAGAAAGAAGAACCACCCCAAAGACCAACACCAGCAGTATCAATTACTTTTCCTGTTTGTGAGAACTTAAGGAATGTAACATTTGGATTTTCCAGTGAACCAACAATGTGATCGGATGGGCTAGTCGCGAATCTTGCTCTTTCAAGTTCGACAATACCAGCACTCAATCCACCATCAAGTTTAAGGTTACCAAAAACAGTGGCAGTTGCAAGAACATCAAGAGAGTTTCTAATAGTAGTCTTACCACCCAACGATGCAATAGTAACTTGGGAAGCGTTAACTCCAAGTTTTAATGCAGTTGTTGACTGACCATCACCGATATTAAGTGTTGCTGCAGGAGTAAAGATACGAGCAGAAGATGTGCCAGCAAAAGCAGCAACTTCAAGTGTGCCAGCAAGTTTAGTCTGATATGTACCAATATATGTGCTAGAAGCAAGGTTAGGTGCTCCACCGCCAAGTCTGACATCACAGTTACTAGTAACATCATCCTCAACTGTAGCAATATCAACTACCGCATTCTGCGATCTTTCATGAATTTTAAGGTTAGTTGATCCCGCATTAGAACCAATTCTGACAGTTTGAGTTGATGAACTACCGACAGAATCACCGATACTGATCGATTGAGAATTTGCAGTAGAGTTACCAAGAATAATCGACTCTGCTTGATTTAAACCGACGAAGAAATCAACATTATTTGTTAAGAACTGGAATGATTCTGCAGTAGAGTTAAGATCTCCACCATCCACACTCAAGTCATCTTGAATCTGCACGTTTCCAGTAAATCTGGAATCACCGATAACAACGAAGTTCTTATCGAGTTCAGTTGAAGGATCTAATCCGATGCTGGTGTTAACACCAACGCGACCACCTACTCTATAAGTAGCGGATTGATCAACAACCGCGAGATCTGTTGTAGAAACACGTAATGTTGCGAAGTCATCTCCATCAGAACTATCACCACCAACCAAGAATGCATTAGTAAGTGGGAAGTATACCTTATTGTTAGAAGGTTCGCCCAGATAGTTATTAGCGGAAACTGCACCAAGAGCATCATATGTTACTAAATTCTTACCACTGATGAACGCATTACCAACAACATCCAAGTTAGCACGAGGATCTGAATCAGAAGATACATTAGCGGTCAATGATGCTTCTTGATTAGTTCTACCAACTGTATTGATGCCTAACTTATAGTCACCAGGGATATTAGTGTATGTACGTAATGCTTCTGCTCCAAGTACACCAGTTTCTTTCCAGATGGATTCAGAAACTTCAATCTTCGCACCAGGACCTTCGTCTTCCCAGTTGTATGTATTTGCAGCAATCTCGTTAAAGAGTCTGATCTGACATGTATTTTCTACATCTACTGCACTAATTACATTCCAAGTTCCGTCAAAGAAGTTGTTACTGAAAGAAGAAATACGAAGTTTCTCACCAACTTTAACCTTCAGGTCTTGGTTAGTAACACCAACAGCCCACTGAATTGTAACAGCAGTAGAATTGTCAGTAGTAATAGTAAAGATTTGACCATCTCCAATCTCGGTAAAGAAGTTTGAGTAAATCCAACCCAAAGATCCAGAATAACCAACTTCCTCGCCTTTCCAAATAATATCACCAGCATTAGGAATGATAGAAGAACCGTAAGTAATATTCTGCAAAGAATACCAAGCAGAACCGCCATTAGCAACTAAACCAGTATTATTTGGTGTTACATTAGAAGGAGTACCACCAGTATAATGTGTTCTAATACTATAAACCTGACCTTGAGCACCTACATTACCGCGAGGATTAAGTTTAAATACACCTGCTTTAACTTCGTTCTTGGTTAGAACAATGTCGCCGTCTTTATTGTCTCTGAAAGAAGATCTATCAAGAGTTGGGTCATCACCAGCACCAACCAATGATAGGATGCGAAGTGAATCTCCCTCGAATGGGTCAACATTAATTGTTACTGGGTTGTTGAGGAACAAATCTCCTTCAACTGTTACTTTGTCATTAAATGTAACTGCAGTGTCAAATGTAGTGACAAGTGCTCCAATAGTATCACTATCATCACCGCTATCACCTAGAACTGCCTGCTCAAGGAACGTCTCTTCGCCTGTGATAGCGTTGATCTTACGATTACCAATATAGAGGTCACCGTTAGAGTTTAGACCCGTGTAGAAGACAATACCGCCGTCTTCACGTTTTGCTTGTGCGTAGAAGTCTTGCTTATCAGATAGAACAACTTCCTGACGAAGTGGGAAACCAGTTGAGTAGTTACCAGGACCGAAACCAAGATATTCAAAGGTGTGGTTACCAGATCTTGCAATCGATGGACGACGCAACTCAACATAGTATCTACCATCTAGAGGATATACAGAGTCACCATTGATGGGGATCTTTCTGTTTTCTGAACCGATAGAAGCATTACCTTCTTGTGCTCTCAATCTGTTATCAACAATATTTCCATCAACATTTGATGTAGTGTTCGTAAATTGATAGGAAAGAAGTGGATCAGTAGCAAGAAGATCTGAAACTGATTCTTTTGTCTCACTATACTTGTAATCATTAAGTGTTACAAGACCATGAACATAGTTATCTGCCGCAGCTGATGATGCAGGAGGATCAACAATGGATACATCTCTGGTTCCGTCATCTTGAACCTGGAACCACAGTGGATCATTCTTGTAATCTAATGGATACAGATTGGAGATTGGTTGAGAGAACTTATAGTTTCTAAAGTTATCACCAACACCAGCACCAGTTGGATATGGAGAGATGTTACCACGGACAGCGGTTAGATAGTAGATACCATCCTGTTGTGCAGGAATAACTTCTTGAATCTGTTCAACGTCAAAAATATAGAAACTATCTTCAATTTCAGGAACATCAGAAATATTTGATACTGTATAAGTATCACCGCCAGGAGTTGTTACTCTATCACCAGGAACAACTGTATAAAGATTTGCTCCCTCAATTCTATAGAGGAAGTTATCTCTAGTAGATCTAGATGCTCCTTGATAAGGAGTTGTGTTATTCCAACTATCAGGTTCACCTAATAATTCCCAGAAAGTTCCATTCGATTGTGTGAATGTTGTAACAGTATTGCCAACGTATCCCGCACCAGCAGTGTTGAAATCAAGTTTGCCAGTGACATTCTTAAGAATAACAAATGCTGTTGCTTCAATAGCTGCTGGGAAATATGCATGAACATATGCAGAACCAGTGCAATAACCACTCCAAGTTACGTAGTTGTCATCATCACTATTGAATAAATCTTCTTCAATACCAGCACCTTGAGGAGCAGAAATTTCAATAATAGTAAAGATTTCGTTCTTTAAACTCTGATTAGTAATAGTATGATCAAATACAGTTAATTCTAATCTGCTTTCGCCAAGATCATTCGTGACAGTTCTTGCACTTTGAATGGTAGTTGCAATCTTTGATTGGAACTCAATCTGAAGAGGATTTTCATATGGATCATATAGATCCTCGGGCGAACCGATATCAATACCAGCAGTATTCAAATCTGCTAAAGAAGCACCAAGTTGTTCTGTAGGTTGTGATGGGTTGAAGAATTGTGCTACAGCAGGAGCTCCACTGCTATATGGTTCCAGAGTTAACTTTTGTGGGCGAAGTCTTCTTCTATCATCAGTTCTAGTCTTAATAACATAACCATTAAGAGGTTCACGGACGTTATCAAGATATTGTGGAACAACATAACGCAAACGATAGATTCTATCGAGTTCGTTTCTATCATCAGAATATCTCTCATACCATGTATCTGGGGTGAATAGATTACCGGTTCCATCAACAAAATCAGGATCATGGAATCTTGTAAGAATACCGTTTTGATTTTGACCACCCGAAGATTCATCGATAACGTTAAGATACCATCTATTGAAGTTAGAAGCATCAAACTTCAACGGAGATGTTTTCTTATCTCCATATACAATGAAGTCACTACCACTGTTAGCAGTAAAGATAACTGCGTTTACACCTGCTTGTGCATCTGCTTGAGATGTATGAACCGAGAACTTCGTCTTGGTTACATAGCGAGGATAGTAATAAACATCAGTTTCTACTGGTCCACCACCAGCAATATCAGGAAGTGATGAGTTAGCATCAGAAGAAGTTCTGAAGAAAATAGTTTGTGCGGGTACGTTAGGTAGGGGAACATCAAAGACGTGAGGAATATCTGTCTCAAGATATATTCCACTCACATTAGTGACATAGCGATGCAAGTCATATGACTCGTCAAGAACATACTGCTGTAGAACAATCTCTACTCCAGGATCAATTGCTTCAGTTTCTGGCGAGTAGATGTAAATACCAGCAGCTGCGTTTTCTTTAGTGGCAGCAAGTAATAAACCTGTTCCAGCAGTTGTATCAAACTCACTAGTATTATTGAATGAATATGGATATGTATCTCTACCAGGAGCGATTACATAGTAAGGTCTATTGGTTTCAAATCCACGAGGCAATCTAACAAGACGCTTATCAGTGTCAACTGTCAATGCTCTTGGAACAAGTCTTACCGGTGTACCAGTTTGTAATCCATGGGGATCAGATTGTAATCCACCCGTATTAATAGAAAATAAAGTTGCACGTCCAGTTAAAGAGCGAGACTCGATAGGTGCTTCTACTCTTACTGCTTGACTACCGTTACCAGACAAAACCAGGTTAACATTATCAAAGTATCCTTCAATTGCTGTAGCAATGTTGGCACACTCTGGATAATTTGTATCCTGGGTAATATCATTATTGGCATACTGGAATGTTTGAGCATATTGGGAAAGATTCTCAAAATACAACCATGCAGTATTAGTTGTTCCAACTGCATTATATGCTACACCTGTTGCCTGATCTACCAATGTGATTGTAGTTGAGTTTACAATCTCGCCAATGATAGCAGTATTAACGTTAATGTTGTCAGGAAGCGAAACCGCTCCGTCATCAAGAAGACCATTTGTATAATCGTCTTGATCATATTCAATAACTCTCATACCAGGAACAAGACCTGAAGTATCTCCAACTACAACAGTTGCACTACCATCGGTTGTTGTACAATTTTTAATCAAGAAGTTGAAGTTACGCATTGCGCCGATCATCAGGCGCTTCAGGTAATCATATGCTTCTAAAGTTTCAGTCAGTTCGTTGTCGATGAAGTCTAACTGACCACCAACTAGATAACCTTCGGCAGCAAGAATTGTATTGATGTTACCACCAAGACGCAAGTCCTTGACAGTTGCATCAACAAAGTATCCGATGTCTCTTTCACACTTACCAATCGTGATATTAGGATTAGTTAATAGTGCGGGATACTTGGCAGTAATATGACCATAGGTCTCTTGCTGTAACCATACTCTATTCCTTTCAATTTGATTTGCCGCATCTTGTGCGTAATTAAAATCGTCATTACCATCACCATCAACATCAAGATTGATGTTAAGTCCTGCTGGAGTTAACGTAGAGAGTGATGTAGTAAATGTCTGGAATCCACTTGGAGATAGTTCAGCAGAATAAGTTTGCTTACCACCTACGCCACCAGAAGGCAGTTTAACATATAATCTATCTCCAGTTTTGGCACCAATACGATATCCACCAATAGTAGCTGCAGGTCTGTCTGCAGGATCTTGATTAGTGTCTCCGGCAAGATACAGACTAGTATTATTACCTTGATCGTTAGATGCTTCAATATCAATCGTATAGTATTGCTGCTTAACAATTGCTGTGGCAGAAGTATTAACAACTTTTGGAGGAATGATAGCATCAATATAACCACCTTTATCTTGGTTGAAGGAGAATCCTTTAAAACCAATTGCGTGAAGTGATGTATTACCGAAGTTGGAGTTCGAGTTGGTGATAGACATGTCACCACCACTTTCCATCAGGAAGTGATCGTGGAAACCAACAGCGAAGACCGAGACGCACTGAATGAAAGAGTCATCCGTTGCACGAATGTGGAAGTTTCTCCAATCATCCTTCCAGTATGCATCACCTTTAGTGTGATAAGGAATGGTAGCAAATGCATCAGTGAGTGCTGCTTGATTCCAAGTGTTAGTAAATCTATCGTAACGAATGAACGCTCTGTCATCTTTCTGTAGCGAAACACCCGTGTACTGTGCAACAACCATCGACTTGAATCCAGTTGCCTTGGATCCATCTGCCCACATACCACACTGTCCCCAGGTGGATCTAATAGAGCAGTTAAAGACATATGGTGATGCAGACTCAACCGAGTCAATTTCTGCTTGGATAACACCGTTAGTGCCAAGACCATTAGCAGCTGTGTATGTTGTACCAGAAACTAATCCCAGACCAGCAGCATTGATGGGAATAGTATAGGAGAATACTTTGGGATTATCCTGATCAACTGTGTCAACCTTGAATGTACCGTTGACATTCTCTGATAATCCACTATTGATAACAGCGATGTACTGACCCCTAAAATATCCGTGGTCAATCTTTGTGGATACAGTAATTCGAGCAGAAGATCCAGGAGCAATGTCTACAATCTCGATACTCTCGATTGTTCTGGTATCAGATAGAGGACCAACAATCCTATTCTCTTGTACCAGTGCTTCTAAATCGCCATCATCGATGGTGGGTTGGAACTGTGCGAATGCTCTACCAACTTTCTCGTAATAACGATCGAGTTCAGCATTATCCGCATAAGTCATGATAGTGATCTTATGGTGCGAATACTCGGGAATCGCTAATGAAGAGAAATCGGATGGATTGTTGTATACCTTACCAACACGATCTGCCTGATCATACAAAGGAGAGTTCTCGGAAAGATCACCATCCTTGATAGTGAACTGCCACAGATAACAACCACCGGTCAAGTTAAAGATAGAAGTTCTTCCATAAGCACCATCTACGGGATCAGGAACAAACAGAGGTCTGACAATCGTGCGTCGAAGGTCATAACCAATCAGCGAACAACCTCTGGGAACGATAGTGCCACCAGTCGTGGAGTTAAACTTGTAGAGAACGTTGTCTGGATTGGAAAGATCAAGAATCGAATCATCCTGCCATTCTTCCAGTGCTCTGTTGTAATCAAATACAGGCACAGTACCAGTAACCTGAACTGCAGCGAGACCTGTAAGCGTACCTGCAGTGAGGGTATCAGTGAGAATAGCAACAAGTGTTGTGATGGATGACTGAACATCAACGCAGGTAGCGATATTGCCTGATGCGTTGTATTCAATAGTCGGCGTTGCCTGACCTGCAATTGCAGGACCTGGAGATATAGTAAGATCCTTCTCATACAGCGAGTTAGTTACAGCAAGTTTCATCATGTCTCTTGCTTTGTTGAAGGAAGTTACTGATTCAGTAATTTCCCCAACTAATCCGTCAGCAACAGGATTACCATCACGGTCGAAATAATTTTTGGTAGCAGAAATAGTATTAGCATTACCACCGTTACGAATGTCAGCAATGACAGCTTCTACAACATATCCAAGGTCGCGCTTACACTTCTGCTCACCAGCAGTTTCGTGATCCGATACTGTTTCTGCAGGAAGATTTGATAGATTTTCATCAGACAATACAGTTGTGACAACTGTGGTCAAATTATTGATAAAAGTCTGAACATCTGCACAGGAAGCAGGATCTTCGTTATCACCAGTTGCAGGATCAGCAGTGATAGTAAGATCTTTTACAGTCAGTTGGTTGGTGATAGCAAGAAGCATATTGTCTCTTGCCGACTCAAATGCAGCAATAGACTCTGTTACTTCACCTTCTAAACTATCATCAATCCAAGCAGTTCCTGCTTCATTGAAGTAATTTTGAAGAAGTTTACGGGTATATACGTTACCACCAGCCTGTGCTACATCAAGAGAAACAGCGTCGATGAAGCGTCCAATGTCAATCTTACACTTGTTCTCAAGATCAGGAGGTGCAGGAACAGGAGGATTTGCTGCTACTACAGCATATGCATTGTCAATAATTTCTTGTCTGTTTAACTGAATCAGACGATATGAATCAGCATATCTAGATCCATCATCAGTTTGATTATCACCAGGATAGTAAAAATCGGGGTGCTGAACAGCAATTTCAGCAGCAGCACGGTCAATAATTTCTTGTGTATTGGCCTCAATCAGGTTACCAGCGTCAAAATTACGTGATACTGGGGTTGCTGCATCTACAAGACCAGGACGGTTATCAATAAAGTGATTACCAGGCATCAGCATTACACTGAACTGGTCAAACCTATCATTATCCTTACCAGGCAGGTAAGAGTAACGTGATACCTCAATAAATGCTCTCTGGATCGTCTTGAATGGACGTAGTGGGGAGTTACCTCTATTGTCTAACTCATCAGTCGCATTAAAGTCATCTGGAGATACATATAGATACTTACCCGTTTTACTTGAGTAAAGATTATCAAGTCTTGTAAGAGGCATAATTAACCCGTTCCTTCTAGGACTATTTCTTCTTGGATTATTTATACAATAAAACCTCCCCTTGTGAGGGAGGTTTCAAGCACACGGAAGGGGTTTTGATTTGACGATAATCGCCAACTGGCGTGGCAAGACTCGAACTTGCAACCTAGGAGTTAACAGCTCCTCGCACTGCCATTGTGCTACACGCCACCAAAGTAATTAATATTAATTACATATCTCGATCTAGTATCAGTAGTTGTTGTACTTGTATGCCTCAAATCACTGGGAAATGATACCAAGCGATTACCAACACTATTAACTTTCTCACCACTTTCAAATCCAGTATATCCATCACATGTATTGATATAATATACTGCTGTCTTACAGTATTTCATATAATCATTATCAATATAATTGTCAATATGGTAACCATATTCACGTATTTTTGGAGTACATAATGTCATGTTAAGTTGAGATCTATAGATCATATCGACCTTGAGTTTTCTAAACAATGGTTCAAAAAACTCAAAAGCATAACTCTTAACTTGCATTTCTTTATATAAGATATGCACAAAATGTTGATTATACTTATCTTCAACCGCAGATTCTTTTTCTAAAACGGTACTATCAAACCATTGAAACATTGGATTTTTGATAACCATCTCACACAGTTCGGAATGCCAACCTGCAGGCATATAGTTGTCAAAAATTTGATATTTCATTATTTTAAATAGAGGATCGAGAGCCCCCGAACAGATTTGAACTGATGACCTTTGCTTTACAAAAGCACTGCTCTACCGCTGAGCTACAGGGGCGTCTTTAAAAATTTGAAGTGACCGTGTTTGCCACCCCAAACTTGTTTGTCGGTATCCACCAAATAACCTCTATCAACTACATTATATTGTTCTTTCGATAGAAAGATATCATTTTTGATATAGGTTATTTGATCTTGCCATTCGACGTAACAACTACATCCTTGGAGTGAACCTTGGAATGAATCACCGTCGAATGTAAACATTATATCACAAGACTCTTTATGAGTCAACCCTTCAGGACGAGATTCTAAATTTTTAAACCCCAGATGGAAGTTTTTATCAAAATCATAGTTTTTTACTCGTATTGACCCATTATCTTCTAGTGCTTCCACAATAAATTGACGATAAGGTGCATCTATCGAATAGTTATATGCTTGCTCACCATAGTACATTGATTCTGTACCTTGGATTTTTTTATGGACCAGACGGACCATAGCAAACTTTGAAGGATATGAAAATGCTTGAACTTTATTCTCCCACGTTCCCTCAAACCATTCATTAAATATATCAATCATCTTTGGGTAATAGTTCAGGATCATTAACTTCAATATCAAACATTAGAGGATGACACTCCTCTTCAGCAAGATATGAAGACCACTTATATAATTCTTCATCATCCCAATCACAACCTTGCAATGCTTCGGTTTGTACTGATGGGTGATCTTGAATGATTTGCGGTAGTTCATCAAAGGTATATGGAATACCTTGTATGAAATACATTCTTACCACTTGTCCCATAAAGAAACAATATGATTGGGAAAGTTCGTATTTCATGACTTTTTCCACTACGGATTATTTAGTAATGGACATGGGGCGAGAGAGACTTGAACTCTCACAGGCATAATGCCCAACTGATTTTAAGTCAGGTGCGTCTACCGATTCCGCCACCGCCCCTTGGGACCCTCATATTATAACGTATGTGCCCTGATCTGTCAACTTTCGTCGAGCAGACCCATATTTTTTAGATATTCCAGTGTATCATGCATATTACCTACGTGAAAGTTGCCTATTGCAACCTGTGGATATGTTGCATCTGGACCAAATTCCATTCTAAATTGATGATCATCAAAATCAAAATCTAAAACATATTCGTGAAATTCACCACCAAGAGATCTCAAAAGCATTGCAATACGCTCACACTCTTGATTTCCGTTACTATAAATTACTGATGTCTTCATTTTCGGTGTAGTTGATAACAATTTGCTTGGATACTTCTCCCTTGCTATTTACAAGGATTTTCTTTTCTAATGTCCCATTTAACACGTTACGAACATTTTCCAGTTGCCATTCTACAATATATTTTTTAAAACCTTCATCCATCCAACTTTTATTGGACCCTGGAGTATTGAAGTCTTTCATAAATCAAGTTCTAATTGTAGTTTGCGTTCTTCTTCTATTCTATTATGCTCTGCCCACATATCAGCAACCATATCAACGTTATGTCTTACTGGTTGAGGGATAGGAGTAGCATTTTGCCACTTATCAATCGTTTCCTGTGTAGGAATGGTAATAGTAAAAGCAAGTCCTTCTTCTCGGAACTCATCTTCCATCTTTTGATAAGTTTCGGGAGTAATCTTAACTTTTTTCACAATACTCTTTCCAGTCTTTCGGTTGGTTGGTCAGGAAAGTCTCTGGGACGACTATCCAAAGCATTATCAGTTCTAGGAGAACCTTCGTTTGCTTTCACAGTATGTTGATAGTTCACTCTCTTGTATCTTAATCCTAATGGATCAGGCATCCAGTATGTTACTTGCCAATCTTGATCAGGACATAATTCAAGATGCTTCTCTACAGAATGATTGAAGCTACCCATTTGAACGTGTCCATCATGAGTGATACATCTATCATCACCAGTGGGAACTAGGAACAGTTGTCTCATAGCACTTCTTGCTCTGGGTTGAGGCTTTTTACGAATTGCACAGGATCCTTTTCGGACTTGTGTACCCAATGATAGCGCATCATATCAAAAATAGGATCCCATGTCGCGATACAGACATAATCCGTCATGTGTGTCTCGCAGCAAGTTCCTTGAGTTCTTTTGCTGTCAATTTATCCAACTGCTCTGTGAAGTGATCCAGCAGTAATTGTTTATATTGTTTTTTAGTCATGATATTCTTTAATCAAGCGTTCAACTTGCTTCTTGTCGCAACCACAAGGAGCATTCCTTAAACATCTGCGTATTAACTCATTATCGCTGATAGAGGGTTTGATCGTAAATCCCCATTTATCAACTTCACCTTCAGTAGGTGCTTCGACGTAATCAAATTCGCTAGGCATTAATCTCTCTGTCGCCAGTCATCAGGTTTGTCTTGGCGAAACCATTCTAACATATCATCAGCAGATGTAAACCCCTTTTTATGATTGGATGGATCGGGATCTCCTAAACCCATCCTATTCAGAAAATCGTCTGTACTGCCCTCTTCGATGTTTTGAGAATGTTGGCGTCGTGCTTTTTGTAACCAATCCCTAGCAAGTGTGTGCGATTTGGCAAGTTTTTCTGCCCAGATCATATCAGATAACTTGACATCTTCACCAGCAACAATACATTTGCAAATAAATTGAAGTCGTAGTCTATATTGCGTAGATAACATTAAAGAATCCGTTCCACCACTGTTATTTAGAGCGACTTTTTCTGCTATTTTTTACAGGCGATTTTTTTTCGGTATTTATGTATTCAATTCAAGAAAATCGTAATCGCTTTTACAGTAAGTGTACCAGCAAACGTTGCGGATGTTACCCCCGCCATAGTAATCTTGTTCACACCAAGAGTAGAAAGAATTTGAACACCGCTTGCCATCTTTGCCGAGAATGATTGCTTGCCTGGTCCTAGTTTTAAGTCCCAACATGCACCTACAACAGGTGGTTTGTCTCCAATAGCAGGAACAATACCAGCAATCTCTTCCGTCTTTGTTCCTCCTGCAAAAAGATAGTGATTGCCAGTGGTCGATAAACCATATCCACCTGTAGTTGACTTTAAGTTGATATTAGAAAGTGCCTGAAGGTTGTAGTGACCCGCCACACCAAGATAATAGTTACCCTTAATAGTACGGTTGATAGTTCCAATACTATTGGTAGCTTCAACTGATCCTGGTTGCGTAGTATTCAGTGTTTTTTCGCCAGCACCATCAGTGTAGTCAGCACTACCAATAGTTTTGTTGTTGAATGATGTATTAAGATTGTAGTCACCCGTGAAGATGCTCATCTTACCGTTACCATCACCAACTTCGATGTTAACTGCTTCTCCTGCTTTAAGTGTTAATGTTTTAAGAGCATTAATAGTGATGTTATCACCTTTTAAGTCACAAGATTCTCCCTGTGCTTCAATAGCAACCTTTCCCTCTGCATAAACAGAATACGCATGAGATTCTTTAGTAGATTCACCTCTACTACTGCTATCAGCAGACCTTGTAGCATCTTTTGGACCTTTAGACTGAATAGAGATTGGTCCTGATACGTTGTGCATTTGTCCTGCACTACTGAATATCAGTTTACCACCACAACCTGCTTGAGAGGGAAGTCCTGTGGTGAATACCATATTACCGGTTTCATCAAAGAACAAAGCACTCTGACCATTGGTAACAGTGTATCCACCAGGAGTGTTGTCATCACCTTCCCAATCCATACAAGTCCAACCATTGGAAACCCAATGCACTGTTGGTTTTACTGCACAAAACTGTTCTGTATCTGCAGTATCCTTCCTTGCTTGAGGTTCTGCAGCACCACCCTCGGCAGCAACACCAGCAGCACCAGCGGATGGTTTAACAGTATCTGTTTTATTGTGTACGTTACTCATTATGGGCAATCAATATATTTACCGGTTCCAATCTTAACAGATCCTACTGTAGTGAGGTCATCAGGATCAAGACACACCATATTCGGTAGAGCAACTGCTCCACTTCCGCCACCACCAATAATTTTTACTTTGGGCGCTTCTGTGTATTTTACAGTTCTGTCGAGGATCTGTATACTAATCACATATCCTCTCGGATCAATAATTGCTTGAGCAATTCCTTCCTCACCATTTATGTATACGGTTGGAGTTTTACTATATCTAATGCCAGGAGCAATCAAAGTGAATGAATCAATAATGCATTGAAGTCCATTAGATTCAGGAGTGTTTACTTTGTACCCAAGTCCTTTTCTAGTAACTCTAATCTCTGATACATATCCTCTAGTATCTAATAGTGCAATAGCAGTTGCACCAAAACCATTTCCAGAACTAATAATAACTTTTGGTGCTTCTAAATAAGAATCGCCAGAATCCTTGACGGGAATACTAATAATACCGCCACTAACATCAGTAATAGGAGGATATACTGTTGGTTTCGTTAACTCAACTCGGACTTCTTCTGTTGATGTACCATCATCAACAACAGCAGTTCCTACAATAGTTGCATCAGTGAACGCATCGTAACCTACTACTTTGAAGTACACTTTCTCGTCAAATTCTTCTTGAAGATCTTCAATAATACCAACTGTAACTTTAGAAGCATTATCTCTGATAACAAATGAACCGGATGTAGAATCTTGAACAATATCATCTGGAGAGATGTCTCCATACAGAATATATTCTAACACCGTGCCATCAGGAATATTTTCTGACGTGATAGTGTAAACAATATCTTCACCTTCATAATATAGTTCTTTGTCTGATACTACAGAAACAGTCTCTCTAGGTACTGTATTTGGATTGTAGAATGGATTGATTAAACCATATGCATCATAAGTAATAGTAACTTGTGCAACAGCATCAGTATCTACATCAGAGGCATCAATGACAGTGAAGAACATTTCTTGATAGGTAGATGTCAACACATCATCCGCAGCAAGTTGTACTGTTATTACACCAATACCAAGAGGGATTTCTACTGGTACAAGATTACCATCATCATCAACAACATCTTCAGTGACAGTTTCAATTTCGTTGATAACAAAATCTCCAGTTAAAGACTCACCAACAATATATTCAGGAACAATAGTATCGCCAGACAATCTATACTTAAGAATAGTACCAATAGGTACGTTAGATGTTCTAACAGTATACGTGATGATATCACTTTCAGTAACAAACGTTGGGTCAGCTACTACAGTGTAATATGGGGTGCCACCAGCATCTCTTGGCAGATCAGGTTCACCATCTTCACCAACTATATCATTAGCGTCATCATCATCAGGAAAAGTACCATCTGGCACCGTGCCAGGTCCGTCAGGGAAGAAGTCATCATCATCATCATCATCAGGAAACTGCGGAATGATATTAGGATCGTTTGCAGGATCGTCTGCTGTTGACGGGAAGAAGTTATCAGGAGTCTCTTCGCCAGGGAATTGATTTCCAGGTGGTTTAGAACCACCGGTAGGAATCTCCGGAGGATTCCAAGTAGGAACACCACCAACAAAAATAACTTTAGTTGGTTCCGGATCCAAATAATCTAAAGATTCTGGACAATTCAAACGCTCTCCAGTATCACCGTCTTCAATTTGACCTATTAACTTATCAAGGAAATCTTCCTCGTCATCATCAGTACCACAATCATTACATTCTTTAGTGGATTCAGCACACTTTGAACTCGGTCCACTACAGTTGATGCCAAGGAAAGACATTACTTTTTGGATTGCTGATGATACTAGGTCAACAGAACCACCAATAAGAGATAAAATTTGTTGTATAGGTCCTAGAACTGTTGATATCAACCCATCAATCAACGACAAGATTTGATTAAGAATACCATCAATCAAGTTTTTGATTGCACATGCTGCTGGAGAGAAAATCTCCATAATGAAATCAAATAATAAGTTCGTCAACCAACTTACTAACTTATCAATCAAATCCTCAATAGCACAACCTAATGCTTGCAAGATTTTATCGAGTACTTTCTTGATTCTTTTTAAGATATTACCTTTAGGTTTAACAGTATCAAAATCTGATTTTGGATCTACAGGTACTTTTTCTTTCTGCTCTTCTGGTACGTTGAGACCCAGTGCTGCTTTAACTAAAAATTCAATACCTTCACGAATTTTTCTAATGATTTCTGACTGAATCCTACCGACAAGACTTCTTACAAGTCTTGTAACTCTACCAATATGATAACGAGCAATCGCTACTTTATCATACAAGAATCCATTTACTTTACTGACATAAAAACTTCCAAGTTGACCACCAGATGCCTGGTTTGCTGCCAACATATCACCCACGATGTTAGTCAGTTGCTTGCCGAAGTTACTCTCCGTACCGCAAGTAGGGTTAGCGAGGGTAACACAAGTCTTCATTCCAATAGGGTTTGCTTCACTGTGCTTACCACGTAATGCAGCGATGATAGCGGGAGCACCATCCTCTAGATTAGCACGACAAGCATCAGGTTCACCACCATCACAATTCCCCCCAGTTTCTTCGTCTACACCACCTTGTCTATCTTGTGAACGATGTGTCTGTGATTTAGTTTTTGGATCTGTATAGGTAACTAATCCTTTACCTTCACCGGAGTCTTGTGGTTCATCAAGTTTTACTTCAGTCGCACCAGCAGTGTGACCAATCGATCCCATAATGATTGGCTTTTGCTTATCATTATCAAGGAAGAATCCGGTTACCCAGTTACCTGCACGTAGTTCTACGGACGCACCCGTAACGCCACCGTCACTAAATGGTGTCGTAACCGGCAACATTACCTGTGCCCAAGGCAAATCCTTGGTAGGAGTAGCGTCCTTTAGGTTATGTCCTATAATTCTAACACGATACCTTCCAGACTCTTTTGGGTCATCAGTATTAGATGTTTCAACCTGACCAATCCACCAATGAAATCCATCTTCACCAACCTGGTGAGTCTGCATTAATGATGATAATACGGGATCCATATCAAACAGCAGTTACGTATTATTTATTAGGCAGTTTCTGCCTTTGAATCTTCATCTCTTCGACCATAAGAATCACGAATCAACGTAAGATGGGTATTACCTTTAATATTCTTGAAATCATAAGCGTGATTCAGTTTAGAAATCAGATACACACCACTATGTTCTGGATCATATGGTTCTTCTTTTCTGTCAGGTGTGGCAATCATATTAGGAATAAAAATCTCAACTGTTTGTCCTACCTTGAGTTCAGGATGCAATGGAATAGTAATCTTTGCTTCTTGATTATTAATACTATTCATCCGAGAAATAGACTGGGAAATATAACTCTTCTGCCAGTCAGGGAACTCGGCAGCATTACTACCACCATCTTTTTTCTCTGGAGATGCGATTTCTTTTTCATTAAACCAAGTTTCATGATCAATCAATGCTGACATGATTCTTGTTGGTTTAGATGCTAAATCAGATTGACCTTTCAACAAACCAGATTGAGAACCAAGATGACTCTGATCTTTAAACGAATCTTTTAATGAAAATGCAAACTCTTCATAAGAACCTGTGCTGTAGTTATAGAAACATACTACGGAAGAGAATGTTCCCATTCTCAACTTGGTGAGCATATCAATCTCTTGTTTAAAATCAATAGATAAAATCTTATTTAATTTAGATTGTCCAAGTTCATTATTCTCTTGATAGAGTTGTATAACTGGAGGATTTTTCTCAAGAGAGTTTAATCTATCAATAGAGTTAAAATTATATCCATCATAGTTCTCATAGAATAAGTATCCGGCACTGCCACTCATCTTACCGTAAGAACCAGAGTCTATGTCAGCAACACCACCTTGTCCATCCGTTCCACCACCAGCACCACCGCCTGATGCAGTACTACTATTATTTGCATCTTGTGCTACTGTTTTTTGTAACAGTCCGCTGATGATTGAAAAAGGAGTCTTCTTTCCTGGATGAAATCTAACTTTAAATAGTGTCGGATCTGTCTTAATTTCTTTCTCTGTAGATAAGTTTTCTTTCAACAAACTACTAACAATAGCATCAGGTTTACCTGTCAGTAGTTTAGGTAATCTGATTGTCTCATTAATCAATGCCTCTTTGGATATCATACCAAGTTTGTATACTTGTACTCTATCAGCACTGAATCTATCAAAGACTCTAAACACCTTAAAGTTATATACAATCTCTTCTTCATCTTGTCCTTCAAGAACAATCTCGATATCTTCATACCCCTGAATAGGAAGACTTGCAATCAGGTTTCCACCAGAGTCAGAAATAACAGCAATAGCCTCAAGAGTAGGCATTGCGATATTCTCAAAGTAATAAAAGTTCTGCACCAAATCAGTGATGACTTTCTCATCACCACTGACAGAAGTAATAGTTACTTTCTTTGGTTTAAAACTAGAAGCGTATTGTAAATCTTCTTGTGCCATATTATCCTACTAGTGGTGATGCAAACATGGATGTTAAATTATTAGTGTCACCCTCTTTAACAACAGTTTGTTGTGGTGTTGGAGGTTTATTCGTGCCTGCAGATTGTTGCTGCCCCGCAGAAGTATTTAACATAGCAACTTGAGTTGCACCCGACCCACCAGTATTTTTATCTGGTTTCTGTAGTGCTGCTTGTGTCTGACCAGGTGTTTCTGATGAAGTTGGAGAACTAATTGCTGATCGTCTTTTACCTTCTTTAATAAAAGATTTAACTACAGCAGCATTTTTACCATTGCTTGTATCAATAGGCATCTTATGGTAAAACAACGCAAAACCTTTAGTAGTTTTATATGCATTATGCATTTTGCCATTATGCATAAAGTGTATTCTATCTCCTGTCTTTGCTCCGAAGTTCTGGGTAATTAATTGTGAATCTGTAGGTATCATAGATTCCGGAGAATCTGTAGAATCTACGATATCGTCTTCTGTACTTGATGGGGGAGTTTGACCCATCTTACTAACAGTTTCATACCAGTCTCTACTTCTTTGTATCGAAATACCTTTATTATAAACAAAGTATTGATCTTTAAATAGTTTTCTTACCTTATCTTTTTCTGCATCGGTAAGATTTGGTTTCTTAAGTAAATCTAACAGTTCTGTATGCCCTCTGGCAGCAATTTCTTTAATCATCGCCGCTGCATTTGCGCGAAGACCTTCGTCTCCACTACCTTGAAGTCCTGCTACTGTTGGATCAATCCCCCTTGCTTTTAACTCATCCAACAATACTTTTTCCCGACCGCCTTGCCAACTAACAGCACCATATGCAGTCTTGCCGCCATCATCATGAGTACCAAGAATAAGAGATCTACTTAAACTATTCTCTCGTCCTATTTCTGCCAAGGCAAGTTTTGCACCTTCTTCAGATAATCCTTGTTTTTCAAACTCTGCTCCCATCACATCGGCCACTTCCTTTTGAGAAGCACTACCACCACTGCCGCCACCACCAGTAGTAGATCCACCACCGCCGCCTCCGCCGCCGCCACCGCCACCAGAAACTTTCTTTAACTTTTCAAATAAGTTACTAAAGAATCCTTTCTTCTTTGCTTCAGTTTTATCTTTATTTTTAGTATCAGAATCACCCTTACTACTCTTTTGTCCAGTTACTTTATTAGCAAGACTATTAGGCAACCCAAATACATCAGCGATAGGTCTTGCTACCTTGGCAATTTCACCCGCAAAAGAATCACCCTCTGGTCCCAGTTGATTCATCAAGTTAGTGACGGATGATAGTATTGTACCACCAGCAACCATCATAGGCAGTGACATTGCATCCATTAATGGTTGTGTCATAGCATCAGAACCACTACTAGATTTCGATGCCATACCAAGATTTAAATCAGTAAATCCTACCTTACCACCAAGGTTAGATGTTCCCTTCTCAAATGATTGTGGTTTAGATGACACTGCAGAAGTTTTGGGCGTCATAGCAGGAGTTTCTGGTACAGGTCTTACCTTACCATCCATCGCACTTGGTTCACCTTGAGTATAGTTGTTGTCTAATGGAACAACCATCTCATCGCCATGCAACTTGGCAAGATAACCACTATCAGGACCAGAAACAATACCACCAGTCTCTGCTTCTGGCGGTTTGTTGGGGTCGTCAGCATCAGGTTCTTGTCTAGGTGTATCTGCTATATTATCTGTATCTAAATCTGATTCTTCACCTTCATCTTCAGGAGTCATCACATTATCAACGACATTACTATCAGCAGCATTTTTAACTGCTGCTCCACCACTCATTTTTTGAGCACCTTGTTTATCATCAGTGGTTTTCTTTTGTAATGCTGTCTGTGCATTAATAGCAGCAGCAATAGCATCTAACTTTGCTTCAATAGTATCAGTTCTTTCACTCAATTGAGCAATAACATCAGTCTTGATTGCCTGTACGTCACTGGCAATATTCTTTGTCTCGCCAAGTGTATTATTGATAGACTGTGCAGTCTGTTCAAGTGATGATGCAATGGCACTTACTGCAGTAAGAATATCTTCTCGTGATACTCTACTCTTACCAGTTCCTGATGCTGATGATGCAGTTTCTTCTGCCGTATCAGGTATCATCTCTTCGGATGATTCTACCTTTTCAGGAGCTCTCTTGGCACTTACAAATGCATAGTTATCAAACTGTTCTCGAAATCTTTCAACTTCAGACAGTTTCTTTATCTCTTTACCGTCAGCGCCTCTATTGTCTACAAAGTTCCAGAACTGTGCCTTGGGATTCTTCAGCAGTTTGACACGATCAACTGTCTGTTGAATGTCTTGCTTCTTACCACTGATGTATGATCCACCGAACTTACTCTTCAGTGCTGCCTTGAAAAAGAATCCTTTTTCTACACCAAGTTCATCTAAACTATCATATCCTGCTTTCTTTGCCTTTTCTTCTGCTGCCTCTCGCTCTTCTCTGGCAAATTTACGCGCAGCAATAACCTTGGAGATCATTGCCCCAATATGGTCCTTTCCTGGTTGAGAAGTGTCGTTAAAGCCGACTGTTCCTGCTGCCATTAGTTATGCCTCTATGCCTTTATTTATTTTCAAGCAAATAGTTTTTGCATCAGTAAAGTTTTTGATGCTGATGTAGTAGGTTTTCTTGTTACTATAGTACCACCACCACCCATAGGCATCGGTGCCATAGGTGGTGTATTATTTACCACAATAATCTGTTGTCCCATCCCACCCTCTTCATCATCATCATACATAAGAACTTCAGGAGCATATGCTCTAGTGGCAGCAATCACCTCATCTGTTGACTGTGCTGCGTTAAATGCATCAAGCATATCAGATACTGGTTTAAAAGAAGCAACCAGGTTTTTCATAACCTTTTCTTTTCCTCTATCACCAACGACAATCTGTGTTGGTACTGATGGAGTATCCCCACCTTCACCATATACTACACTGTCTTCTTGTGGTGCTTGCTTACCATTTTCATCATACAGTCCATGTGCTACAAATGCATTTGAACCAGAAACTTTAGCAGTTACACCAAAACCTCCAGTACGATACTTAAGACCTTCAGTTTTTAATGGGAAAGGAACTTTTGCTCCAGGATATGATGCACCACCAATCTGCAAGTCAATACCACCTTGTGACCCACGACCAGAACTATGTACCTCCTGTCCTCGTTTTACTTTCTCTTTGATAATCGCTGGGGTATCAGATTCTTTAACAGTGTACCCCAATCTACCAATGTAGATACTCTTTTTACCTTGGAAATGCTTAACTACTTTTTCTGCTACTGCTCTTGCATCAGCATTACCAGCTGAAGAGGTAATATTTCCATCTTGATAACTACCAGGACCAATATGATAATGTATGCCACCAGACGCTCCAGAGTTGCCCTGAATAAACTTACCATTTCCTCCAAATTTACCACCATTACCATCATCATCATTAACGTCAACTTCGGGTGGCATTCTTATGCCAAATAACTTTAGCATACCACCAAAGAATCCGGTCACCCCACCCTTCATTTTATCGAGCATTTTTTCTTCTGCTATTCCACCTTCAGGTCCAAACTCATCTGGATTTATATTCTCTTCATCATCACTCTTCTTTTTAGCATCTTTTATCGTAGTATCAATACCAGCAAATGATCCACCAACATTTGTCTGTGCGAGTGTTGCAGGTACATCAAAGAACTTTGTCAATGCGTTGGCAGATTGCTTAAACATAGGAGCAACTAAAGATGCTGCTGGTCCTGCTTGTGTCAAGAAGTTAGCAGATGCTCCAATCAATGCTCCACCAATAGGCGACAGTGCGTTGCCTGTCATATCTTGATTCTTTGTACCAGATTCATACCGATCTGCAGGAATAATTGCTTCAGTACCATGTAATACTGCAGGTCCAGGTTTTGTTAAACCACCAGTTTCTTTCTGTTGTGGGGTTTCTTGTTTTTTAGGTGTAGAACCACCCCCGCCAGTCAGTGCATCATACAAGAATCCACCCACCATATCTCCAAGAACACCACCAATAACAGTTCCAACAAATGGAATGGGGATGAACGTTCCTAAAACTCCACCAAGAGTAGCACCCACTGCTTTTGCTGCTGCTCTACCTACAGGTTCTCCTAACATCAGTGAGACAGCAAAATCAATCAATCCACCAAAGATAGGGATGCGTTTTATAATAGGACGCATCAATCCTAATGCTGCTTTCTTAACAAATGCTTGAGTTGCTTTAACAGCACCTGCTTGGGCTAATTTCTTACCTCCTATCTGTAATGCACTTCTAGTTACAACTCTTTGAGCACCACGTCTACCAGCATCAGCACTAATACCAAGTGCTTTTTTTGTTACAGATTGTATAAGTTTTTTAGGAGCAAATTTTGCTAACTTATTTCTAAAAAGTCTAACAATCGCTCGTACTTTTTTAGGAGCAAATTTTTTCCATAGTTTACCAAGAGCTTTCTTAATCCACCCAGTAATATAACCAGGTGATCCCGCTTTTCTAGGATCAAAACCTTTTATATCTTCTGTTCCTGCAGCATCAATAACATCGTCTTGTTCATCAATAGCAGCATCAATTTCTGCATCATCAAGTTCTTTTTTCTTTAATGCGGTCTGTGCTTCAAATGCTTCTAGAATACCATCGAATCTATCATTAAGACCATCATGACTGGTCTCAATCTGATTAAGATTGCTTACAGTGGTCCCTAACGCAGCACCAATAAGAGCATTCTGCTTTTTCAGTTCATTATCAATACTACCAAGTTGTCCTTGGATTTTTTGTAATGATCCAACAAGTGTTGATAAAATCTTGGTGTTTGATACCCCAGTAGATTTCTTTGTCTTTTGATAATCTGTTCCTTGCTTTTGATTTACTGCATCGATAAATGATTGCGGTAAAATATCTGTAATGTCTGATATATCGCCCGTTTCTTCCGATACATCTGCTTCTTCTATTACTTCGTCTACTACCTCAACTGCTTCTTCAATGTTCTCTTTTACTTCTTCTTCTGCTTCCTCTACAATCTCTTCTGCTTCTTCTTCTACTTCTTCTTCTTTCTTTTCTTCAGCAACAGATGTATCAGTAAATCCTTCCGTACCAGCCGTTTTTAAATATCTCTCAACAATCCATTCTTGATATGTTCTCTCATCCTGACCACTGGTACTACCAGTCTCAAACATAGGATATCCATCGATATCCTTCTTCATATTCTTGATAATTATATCAGCATCTTTATCGGAGAGTTTCTTCTCCAACATAGAAAAGTAACTGGTGCCACTATCATCCGTGCCGCCAGTTAACTTTGCTTTTAATCTATCAAAGATGCGATCCTTCTGTCCACCACCAGGCACACCTTTCCTATACCATCTTACGATATCTTTTGGTGCTGGGGTGTTGAAGTTCATCTACGAGCCTTTGCTTCCTCTGCTTTTTTCTTTTCCTCTTGAATATGTTGAATTAGAAGAGCAGTATAAACTTCTCTTTCCCACGGCATGAGGTGTTCAATCTCCGTCAAAGAGTATTTATGGTACTGCATCAAAGCAAAGTTAGTTTTGTAATAGCCCTCCAAACTATTCTGGAAGACCGCTATGCGAAAAAACTTTGCAATCCCTCAATAGTATACTCACATTCATTACCAGTATTAGGATTCAACACCTTAAATGTGTGTAGTAAGCGAGGCATAGTCTCATAAAAGTTTTGAATTGCTTCAAACTGTTTGCTGGTCAACCCCTCAACAAACTCACGAAACTCTTTCTTTGTGGTAGTTGTAGAATCATATACATCTTCACCATCAAAAATTTGCTCAATATGTTCAGCAATAAAGTTGAAAATATGCTCTGGATCTAAATCTTTGTTGAGAAACTGCGATTCAATAAATCTATCCATACTTGGATAATTGAGCATAATCCCCATATCGTCTGTAAGCATAATCTTTCTACTATGCTTATCATCTTTCTTTACCTCAACCTCATCAATATTGATTGATGCTTTTGCTTGAGTTTCGTTATCATCAGTACAAGTTACCGTCATTTCGATAACTTCACCGACAGCAGCAGCACGAATCTTAAGAAATAGGTACTCCAGATCGAATGATGGTAGTTGATCAACTTTTACTCTAGATAATACACATGCTCGCAATGTGTTTTTTACAGCAGTAATTACTTCTTTCTCATTATCAGATTCTAATGCTAAAAGTAGTACTTTTTCTTCTTTAACAAGAAATGGTCTATATTTTACAGTTTTCCCGGTAGAAGGCAACGTAAGTTCATACGTAGGTACGCCAAGTTTAGGTAATGCCATTGATATGTGAGTTCAAATCGTATATTTATTTAGTTCGACTTTTTGAGTCAATTTTTGGTGGCGATTTTTTTTCGACTTTTTTGTAACTGAAAAGTCAAATTTGCCTTACTAGTGTTGATCAGTACCATCGTTAAGAACAACAGTATGTTTTTGATAGTAAAAGTTAGCAGTTACCTTGGTGATCTGTGAAGTACCATAGGACAACGGAATAGAATCAATAGAATATGGATAAACATTTTCCAAGATGTAACTAATCGGTACTCGGGAGTTAGGAGCGGATCTACCCTTTTCAGTTTTGGTAATTTTTACCTTCTGACACATATATTGTTCAGGATATTTCAGTCGTATCGCTCTGGTTATTGGATTGGGTTGTGTATTCTTTACTGCCTCTAAATTACTTTTCTCCTTATTGATAGGAGAATCATTTTGATTACCATCAAAGATATAGTTATGCCAACCCGTAATAAATTTGAGTGGTATCATATTAGCATCACACATCCATGTGAGTGACAAATCACTGTAAAATCTGGCATATGGATAACTAATCTGACTTTCTCCCATAACTCTACCACTCAACTGTCCTACTGCTGCCTGTACATTAGGAAGTTGTGCTTCATCACAAAGCATCTGAACTAATCCACCCATATTAGTTGCATTAGTGGACCCACCAATGCCTTCAATACCACATTTTTCTTTAAGGTAGTCGGTTAACCCTAACCCACTACCTTTTTTCTCATCCTTATTCGGAAGATTAAACTCAACATCATAACCATTAGAGAAGGACATCCCCCCCTGTTTAGCAATAGATTGTATGAAAGTATCTAATGACACGCTAAATAAAAATAGTTGGTCCATCTATATTTAGCATGGCATATTCAGGCATTTATAAGCCAACTAACCCACGGAAGTACAAAGGAAATCCAACCAGAATAATTTATCGCTCGCTATGGGAGCGTAAATTTATGTTCTTCTGTGATCATAATGGTAGCATCATCGAGTGGGGTAGTGAGGAAATAATTATTCCTTACAAGTGTCCTACTGACGGAAGAGTACATAGATATTATCCAGACTTTTACATCAAAGTAAAAGATAAGAGTGGTAAATATCAAAAGTATATTATTGAAGTGAAACCTAAAAAACAAACACAACCACCTAATGAAAAACCCAAACGCAAAACTGTCGCTTGGAAAAAAGAAGTCTTTACATTTATGAAGAACCGTGCCAAATGGGACGCTGCTGAAGACTTTTGTGAGGATAGACAGATGAAATTTTTAATCCTTACCGAAGATCATTTAGGAGTAGGAAGATCTAATGGCAAAAACAAAAAGTAAAGGGTTCGGAGGAACTGCTAATACATATAAAACTATCTTTGAAAAAGTTAGTGATGCAACGAACGGAGAAAAAAAATCCGTGTCCTGGTATAGGGACAAGGTAAAGTCACTTTCATCTACATATAAAACAGAACCACAAAGAGTATTAGAAATCGAAAAACGTGATCGATATGATACTCAACAAGATGAAAATATTTTACGGACCACAGTAAGAGATGGTCACTTATATTTGTTTGAGTACGAAGCAAAAACAAAGAGTCTACCATACTACGATAAGTTTCCATTAGTCTATGTAATAAAAGACTTTGGCAATGAATTTTATGGTGCTAATTTACATTACTTAAGACCCAAAGCAAGAGTTAAAGTAATTCAGAAACTAGAACGTGGATTCATTGACCTACCCAAGATAATCATACATAAATATATAAAGACACATTGTAAAAGTCCTTTCTTGGATCTTGCTATAGATGAGTGGGAGACATCTATCTTCTTACCTGTTGAAGACTTCGTTATTACAAAAGGATCTGGTAACATTGCATACGATAAAGAATCTGTATGGGATGAAATTTCTAAAAAAGATCAGGATCGTATCAAAGCACAACGAGTTATCAAAGGTTATGGTAAACAGTCAGACAAGGAGATGGTACAGTAATGGGTAGGTCCGAGCAAAAGAGAAAAGAAAGAGACGCTGCTGCTGCAAGAGCTGCTAAAAAACGTCAAGAGGAAGTGGCAGAAGCGGCTTCGGAAGCAGTAGCAGCAGTAAAAAAACTTAAGCTTAAACCCTCTAAATTCGGCAGTTTAAATTTAGAATCTTCTACTTATAGATACCCATATAGTAACGCACGAATCGAAGGAGACACTGACTACGTTACATTTGAATTCTTTAAATACAAGCCACCGTTTAAAACTGGAGGTGCGTCAGGTAACGCAGAAGAATATTCAGAATCTATAGATTTTAATGACAGCGAGAATATTTTAGGAGACAAATCTGGCAAGAATATTATAATGTATATGCCTGAAGATGTTCAGTCAGAATATGGTGCAAACTGGTCTGGTGCTGGTTTTGGGTTTCTTGCTGGTCGTTTGATGAAAGCAATGAGTGGAGACTTCAATTTAGGAGACACTATTACAGATCTTGGCGACGAGGCAAGAAAAAAAGCAGCAGACTTCCTCGTAAGTAATGCTAACAAGGCATTAGGTTCTGGAGTGACTCTCAACCAAGCATTAGGAGGAATTGGTGGTACGATTGTGAATCCTAATGTAGAAATGATGTATGAATCTCCAGAGATGAGAACATTTTCATTGACTTACAAAATGTTTGCGTCTAACGTAGAAGAAACAAATCAAATTCGTGCGATTTGCAACACCTTTAAAAAAAATATACTTCCATCATTTGGAGGTGGTGCTTTTATTAATGTCCCAAATGTAGTACGGGTAACTTTTATGACAGGCAGCAGTCCGAATCCATTTGTATCACAGTTTAAACCTTGTGCTATCACTAATGTATCCATTAACTATACACCTGATGGTTCATGGTCTTCATATGAAGGAGGAGCACCAGTTGCTACTAACATAACAATCAACTTTGCAGAGTTGAAGATGCTGTTTGCAGAAGATATCACTATTGGAGCAGCGTCTTTCTAATGTACTTTAATCTCATTCCTAACATAGAATACGATACTAAACCTATCGGATATCCTTTTACAAGTTCAGACTTTGTAACTGCAAAGAATTTCTTCAGAAGATATGAAATAGTTCCGGAGATCTTTAGTTCTTCTGTTTACTACAACAAGTATGCAGTAGAAGATGGAGAAACTCCAGCAACTATTTCTAATGCTGCTTACGACACACCATTCTACGACTGGGTTGTGATACTTACCAACAATATTATTAACCCACTATTTGACTGGCCGATATCATCTTATGCTCTGCAAAAGTACTGCGAAAAGAAGTATGAGAATCCTTATGCTCCACTATATTACAAGACCAGAGAAGTAAAAACTAATCAATCATTAACTGGTGATGCTACGCCCAGAAAAGTACCTGTTATTGTGTTGGAAGCGGGTTTAAAAGTAGATGAATCTTTTTATAATAAATCTTTCAACTATTGGGATGGAACTAATACTGTAACCGTTCCTGGTTCATCAGTATCATATCCAGTGAGTGCGTTTGATCATGAAGAAGATTTAAATAATAGTCACAGAGAAATCTACTTATTAAAATCAAGATACCTTACACAGTTTGTATCTGAATTTAGAAAAGAAAATAACTATAAACAATCATCAGATTTTATTTCAAAACGTCTGAAGAAAACAGGGGTATAAAAAAAGGGGGTCATAGACCCCCTTCGCTGTATCATTCTTCAGCAAGTTTTTGGAAGTAAGATAGAGCATCGTCATCATCAGTAGATGATGCGGTGATATCTGGTGAGTTGAAATCATTACTACCAATAGTAGTGGTAGCAACTGGTTCAAACTCTTCTTCCTGTTGTTCTTGTGCTACTGCACGAGGAGTCGAAAGACCAAGCACAGCATTCAAACGGTTCTCAATAGCTCCATACTCTTTGAACTCGCTAGAAGCAGTGAATGCTTCCAGACTGTATGCTTGCTTCCACAATGATTCCATCTCGTCATCATCAGTAGAGAGTGCAGCAGGTGCAGTGAACTCCGAAGCATCATAGTTCCAGTAACCAGCAATGGTACGGATCTTCAGCTTGAAGTTAGCACCTTCCCAAAAGTCAAATACATTTACAGGAGATTCGTCTTGGAATTCAGGTTGCATAGCACCGATGATCTTATCATGAATCTTCTTGCCATACTTATAAAGAAATACTTTACCTTCATTTTCAGGGTGCTTGGGGTCACTCACAACCAGAACGTTGGAATAGTATTCCAGTTTACGCTTCTGTTTACGAGCAACATCTTTGTCACTCTCAACCCCACTGTTCCACAACTTGTTATTGTGAGCACAGACGGGACACTGATCACCATTAGTAGTGAGACAGTTTTCAATCAACCAACCGCCTGGTCCTTGGAAGGCGTGACGGTATAGTTTCGCCCAGGGAAGGGTTTCCCCTTCAGGAGCGGGAAGGAAACGCAATACTGCATAACCGTTACCGCTAGCGTCAAGTTCGGGCTTCCAGAGACGTTCATCGGCACCACCAGAGGAAGTGCTGGATTTAGTGAGTTCCTTTTGAAGGAAGTCAAAGTTGGTCTGGGACTTGCGCTTAAGTTCTGCGAAATTAGACATGGATGTTTAGGATAGTTCGGATTTGGCTTGTATGATCAGGAGAGAGCGTATGCTTTAGAGCGTATTCTTTAGAGCGTATGCTTTCTCGATCACAGATGTGTAGTCTTTCTTACAGATAGGGAACAGAATTGATCCCATACCCATCATCTCCATGAGCTTATCAAGAACACTAGCACAGTAACCACGTTCGGTTACAGTAGCTTCGGTAACTTGAAACTTACGTACCAAGTCGTAAAGCTCTTCAGTTTCGTCCATAGAAAGACTGGACAGATCGAATGTTTTCATGATGTTTCTGTTCTGTTTACGTGACCCCGCGTCACCAACGTATTATAACACAGGCAGAAGGAGGGGTCAAGACCCTTCTGCCTCTAATGCTTTCTTCATCATCTCAACTTTGCTGATGAGATCATCAAAGATCACGTTCGCGTCCTCATGTTCGCTGGCACCATACATCATAGCAGCCTGCTTAATGCTGTCTGCCATGTCTTGTGCCTCTTGGTTATCTGGTCCACTCAACTTGAGTCGGGCGTAGAAAACCTTCTGCTTTTCGATCATCTCTTGGAGCACGTTGAAGTATTCCATCTTCTTTTCAGGAGACAGTGCAGGGAATACCACCATCGATTTCATGCAATACTCTTGCATCTTTGCAAGTTCTTGTAGGTCTCCCTGGACCATTTCAGATGTAAAGAAGTCACTCATACCAACAATAGTTTAGCTCTACTAGTTTTCTTGATGTAGTTTAGTTTTTGTGCGTCGTACTTTAACTTTTCTTTTAGAGGTTTGCTAATCAGTTTAGATACTGATTCGATTTCAATCTCATTTGTTTCACAGTAATGAACAATCGCATCAATATAATTCATATTGTTTTCGTATGCAATTTTTTCAACATCCTGCGAGAATTTCGCAGTTGTCATAAATTTATCCTCCAGTTTTTCTAGCATGTTTTTCTTGATACTCCTTGATATATGCTTGCAATGATAAAAGATATTCTTTTTTTGGCGGAACAACACTTACTTGAGTGTCACCATTCTCACAAGCAACAATCGTCACTAATTTCTTTACAGTCAACCCGTACACTTCACGCAACATACATGCGTATCCACATTCTTGCACGTAGTAATCGTAAAGATATCGTTCTCTTTTTGGTTCTGCTGCTGTCTTAAAGTCGATGATAGCCAGTTCCCCTTTATACTCTGCAATGCAGTCCACTCGTCCTGCAATTTGTAAATAATCAGAGTATAACGCTGCCTCTTGTAAGTATACCCTATTTATATTATCTAGTTCTTTACGAGAAGAGTGGAACATTGTCCACGGCAGTGGCATATCTTTGTACTTTTTTGTATCAAGTTCGTTGTTGATGTAGTCTTCAACGAGTTTATGATATCGTGTACCTCTACCAGCAGCACGAGAAGTCTTTGCTTGTGCTGCTTCTTTACCGACTCTTGCTCTCCACTTGGCAAGACCTGCTTGCTTTGCAGAATTGTTACTGATCACAGTAGTGATTGATGGGTACTGCCCACCGGTTGGGGTAAGGTAGTAACGTTTACCATCAATCATCTCTGCGTTCATTTCAATCGGTATGATACCATCTACATGATTAAAGATATGCATCACAGACCCAGGTTAAGTTTACTAATCAAGTAAGACTTAACGAGACCCGAACGAACAATATCTTCAATACCATACTCAACCATAGAGAACTCTTTCATGTTCTCAAGGATTTTTTGGAAGTCAATGATACCTGTACGCTCATTAGATTTCTGCAAGTCAGACTGTCTTGCATCACCACAGAACATGATCTTTGTATCTTGACCACAACGTGTCATGATTGAATCAAGTTCGTGGAAGTTGAGGTTCTGACACTCATCGATAATAACAATAGCATTATCAAGTGTAGTACCGCGCAAGAATGATGTGGACCAGAACGATACTGTCTCTTGTGCTTTCAGATTCTCATACAACATCTCGAATGATGCATCATCAGGCATCTCGAACATGTATTTTACCATATTCTTGTATGGAATCTGGTAAAGAGATGCTTTATCTTCATGTGTACCAGGAAGAAAACCAATCTCCCTTGTAGCAACTAATGATCTAACGATATACACCTTATCATATGGTGTATACTCATGCAATACATCACGAAGAGCTAGATACAAAGCAACAAATGTTTTGCCTGTACCAGCACACCCATAAGCAAAGATGTTTTGTCCTTTATCATACTCCTCAAACATAATCTTTTGATTATCTGTTAGAGGTTCTACAGGTAACAGATAAGAAGAATCAATAGGTTTCTTCCTCTTCATCTGTTTGTTTGACATACCATTGATGTCAGGTTGATTACGCTTTCTAGATCTTGGCATAGTTACCACTCAATAGTTGAACCACGGACTTTAGATGCACGAGTCATGATATCGTTCCATCCAGGATGAGTCTTACTCATCTTATGTTTCCATTCACCGACTTCTTGGGCAGAAGCACATCCTGCTGACCAGTCTTTATCCCACTCGGGATTTTCTTCTCGCCACTTTGAATACTCGATCATGGACATAGAGAGTTCTTTAGTCTCTCCAGTCTCTTTATGTTTAACAGGATATGTAGGCATTATTCTTCCTCTTGGGTCTTTTTATTGAATCCGAATGGACCGATTTTATTTTTAACTCGTTCTTTAATAACTTGTGCGCTTAATGCTTCCATGACTTTCAAAACATCTTCTGCTTTATTAGGTCCTGGTCCCATACGTTCTACAACGTAGTTATATTTACCAAAGAACTCTTCGGATACATTTTTGTAATCATCTACTGTGATTGGTTCATTCATTGCCATTCTAATGCCGCTGATACGGTTGGAAATTGTTCAATAAAAACTTGCTTACATTCATTAGCGATATCCATATGCTCTTTCTGTGTGCCATTAGCAGAACGCAGTTGGATATAATGGATCCATGAGCGACATGAGCCACTCATGTATAATTTTGTGGGTACGGCAAGGGGAAGCACAAAACGAGCACACTCCTTTGCAATACCATACTCAAGCATCTCTTGATAGAGTTTCATTCCTTCTTCAAAGTGCCGCTGCATTTTGATCTGAAACTCTTGACGGATAAACGGGTCAACATTATCAATAGAGTTTTGACGATTCTTTGTGTCTTGCCTACGAAGTTCTGGAAGTGGAATAGTTTCTGCCAACATAGAACTATCAGCATACCTTTGAGAGAACTCTTGATATGTGAATGATCTATGTCTCAAAATTTGAGCTGCCAGTCCCCTGGTAGTCTCGATCTCAAGAGTCATGAATGCTTGCTCAAAAACAGACCAGTGTTGATGATTGACACAGTATTTAAGCAGACCAGAGACTTTAGGATTCTCCTGGTTGTTCGGGTTGCTGACTCTCGCTACGTACCCCATCATCTTCTCTGCTTCTGGGGTCACTGAAATCAGTTTTACGCTCATAACCAAATCCTTTTCTCTTGATAGTTTGTTTTTGTAGTGCTTCCTTTAGAAGTTGATCTGTATAGATACCAACAAGATTGTTAATATCTTCTCCGCTCTTGACTGCTCTAGTAAGTGCTTTTTTAATAAGTCTAGATCTTTTCATAAGTTATTATAACACATTTTTATTCTTTTGTATACCTTTAGTATTTTAGCATAAAAAAGAGGGGTAACAACCCCTCTGATTATTTACAAGTAGATCACTTACTGTATGTACGTCCACGATAACAGAATGTACCGTGTGTTTCTTTCGATTCGACACATCGTGTATCATACTCAACACCACGATATGTGGCGTGACTGATCTGTGCGTCGTGAAGTGCAGATGCCTTGTTGATCTGCTTCTTGATCATTTGCAGTGTGTTCATGAGTCTTCTCCTGAAGTTGGGGTGAGGTTTTAAGTCTCCCGTTCCTTCAGTCGTTTGCGTCCCAGTACCACTCACATTCTGGTGATGAGTCCTTAAGGGTCTCGACCAACTCTATCTTCAATAGAGAAGATAGATTCGCATTGTTCTCAATCTTCAGCATAATAGCATCAGTTTGAGTACATGAGAGTGTTGTATAGAATAATAGTTCTAGCATGGGATGAACGCTCCGTTCCGCGACTTACTTGCGTCCCCTAGATGTATAAATACTTCTAGTTATATGAGACAGATGGACATTAGACCAATACCTTCTTATCCTGGTTACTTTGCCGATTCCGATGGTAACATCTGGAGTGAGCGTTGGGGTAAGAGAAAGAAACTCAAACCACACGATAATGGTAGAGGTAGGTTTGGAATTAATATATGTTACAATCAGAAGAGAACTTATATAAAAGTTCACAGATTAGTAGCAGAAGCATTCCACGGATTTGCTGGTGATGAAGTGCATCATATTGATGGCGATCCATCTAATAACAAACCCGATAATCTAAATCCTTTATCTAAAGAGGATCATATTGATATGCATCACAATAAAGAAGAAAGGATTAGAAAAGCCATCCGACTTTTACAATCAGAAGGTTATACGATCATTGGGGGATGAACGATGGTATTATTATACCATAACTATTTAGATGTGTCAATCATTTAGATTTGGTTTCTGCTTTGGATACATATCCGTACAGTTTGGGATTGATTCTACCTTCTGTTTGAGTAAAGTTAATAAAATCTTTTTTATAATTATCGTAATAATAATCAAAAAGGTCTACTACTTTATTGCAAGTAGCAATATCAAATTTTGTCAGTCCCTCTTGGACATACTCCACCAGATAAGCTGTGTAAGGTAGCGACTTGTCTTGAGCAAGTGTTGGATCACAATCTTGTTGGAGTATGTTAACACTCTTTGCCATTAAGATCTATTCCCCCATTCAATAGCAGGAAATGCTTCTTCAACACAAGCTCGGGTGATACGATACTTTTTGTTCAGTGCTTTATCTTTTGCCAGCACAAGAAGTTCTGCTTCTGCTTCCGATAATCCTTCAAGCATCTGGATGAACAGATTCTCTCTCTGCGACTGCTTGAGGGAACTGCTACCGCCCTTGAAGAACAGATAGAGTTTCCTGTACTCTTTCTCCAGTAAGGTGTGCTCGGTGCCCTCTGGGGCATCGTTCGGGTTGTATGGCACTGGTCCTTCAGGAATAAGAGACTCTACACTCTCATCAAAGTTGATGATGAGTAAAGAGCGCAAGGCATTAGTATTATTTTCCAACAAGATTTTTATCTTTGCTGCTTTAGTCTTTGCATTACTCACTTTTTGGAGCACTTCACTGATTAACATTTTCATTTTGTTTGGAATGGCGATAAACGACGAAAGAAAAATTCTTGCATCAGTTCATTCAACTGATGTTCTTTGAAATAATCTAAAGGTACTTTCTTTTCAGAAATATTTATAGAGTTATATTGATCCATAATTTTGTCCGCAATTTCTTCAGGCACATAATCAAAGTCAATAAGTCTTCTATTCCTATGATAATTAAAAAGTTGTTGAGTATCAAGACAGAACTCGTTTGGCGATTGGTCAACCCATTTTGCCATTTTCTTTTGACTGATTGGTTTTTGTCGAACTCCTGTTATAAAAGTATCATCTGCTGATAAGAAGTTAGGAATACCATCTGATTTGTCCCCACGAAGTATATGTTCTTTGATATACTTTTGTGGATCATCATTAGCAACTGGTCTTTTTGTAATAGGATTAAACTGTTTGATACCAGGATACTTTTGCAACTGAATGAAGTCTTTATCTCCGGATAAAATAAGAACCTTATCTTCAGATTTTTTATTTCTGCATAGAGTAGCGATTACATCATCTGCTTCTGCTCCATGCACTTCAATCACTTTATATGGAAAGTATTTTTTGATCTCATCTCTAATCTTATTCAGAACCTCAAAGATGCTACCCCAGTCATGACCAGATTTTTGTCTGTCTTTTTTACGGTTTTGTTTGTAGTAAGGAAAGACATCCTTACGCCAGTAATGTCTACTGTCATACGCAAGAACTACTTCACCATATTCTTCCATGTATTGTTTCTCATAAGACGAAAGACTGGTTAAAACCATATGTCTTACAAGTCTTTCGTCAAGAACATCACGTTTTATTTGAGCCATCAAGTTACTAATCATAACTTGATTCATGTCAATAATAATCATCCTCTTGTTCGTCCTCCTCGTCAACAAATTTGACGTATAAAAGTTCTTCATTAATAACCAGACCTTCTTCATCATACATTTCTGGATGAGTAGGGAGGTTTGCTCTAGTATTCATGAACGTATATAAAAAATCATTTGCGGTCCATCCAATCAGCACACCTACTATCGCAAATAGAATCATTAGAATAGTTGAGAATGTAATAATTACTGCTACTGTCATGGCGTTCTCCTTTTAAGTTGTACTCTCCCAAGTAAATTCAAACTTAAATCGTATTAGTTTACTGCCAAGAGAGAATGTTTTATGAACTTTAAGTCCTTTGCTATCTGGATTATCTTTCGTCCTCCTACGAAGCATTAACTCCACACCTTTATTTATTTGTAGGTCGCCATCTTTCATTTCTTCGATTTGATTAATCCTTTTTCAACAAAAAGTTTTGCAGTAGCAACTAACCCACCAACAATAGGTTCACCGTCAATAATAATGTACGGATATCCATGTGCTAACGGATATTTTTTAAGAAGTTCTGATTTTGTTAAATCTCTACCAACAATGTATTGAGTATACTCAACCTCGGATCTTCTGAAAAGTTCTTTGGCGTGAGAACAGTAGTCGCATCCAGGGATGCTGTACATGATAATGTCCATGTCGTTTTCTGATTTCTTATACAGTATAGCAGAGACCCTACCCAAAGTCAAGGTTGAATGAGATGGATATTCTAGTCTCTCCATCATCGTTAGGGTCTACGTTATGAGGAAGACAAGAGGGAAACACTATCATTTTTCCTTCAATCGGTTTGAAGTGAGCCATGTTAGGACCAAGACAATATGTATTCATTTCGAGAGGATCCATCATGTTGAGAAATCCACTTTTTTCAGAAGATTTTACCCAAAAAACACCGGATAGTACTGATCCTGGATGCTGATGCACATGATTAAATGCTCCTGGTCCATTAACATTGATCCAAATATTTACAAGGTTTAATGTATTAGTATTTAAATAATCGTTCAACATTATTCCTTCAGAATAGTTTTCGATTGTTTCACAAATTTGTTTCCAAATTTTGTCCATGAATGGATCAAATCCTTCCGCTCCAGGTTCTTTATAAAAGTTTCCCCTTGTTTGATACCCACCACGGTTACTTACTTTAACATTGTTATTAACATCATTTTTTTTATACTTTATGATCCATTCAATCAAATCATTTTTGTAGGAGAACTCTTCATCTATTGTTTCTCCCAACTTAATAGGAAAGAGAAATATATCACTATAAAGCATGAAAAAAGGGGTCTTAAAGACCCCCATTATATCATCTTACTAGTAATCAGTCAACACAGATTTACAGATTCGTTTACACGCCGATTGATCATCATTACACTCAATCAAACACTCATAATAATCATTGATTGCCATCATCTCTTCCTCCGCTTGATTAACAGTACTTTCAAAGTGTCGCCACTCATCCATTTGAGCTCGGGATAGTAGGTTATGCATTTTTTTCTCCAAAATATTGTTTAATCATAGTAAAGTTCAGAATTTTTGGTTACATTTTCTATTCCTCATTCATAATAGTAATTATAAGGATATGCACACATTTTAACATCCGTATTATTACTCAACTTTTTTGATCATTTTTTTACCGGAAAAATTTTTACCAGTTTATTGATACTAAAGGTCAATTTTGGTATCAATAAATCTCTCCATTGATAATACCGTCAAGGCGTTTTAGTTTCCATACAATGTACTCCATGGTGGGTACACATTGGGGATTCCATCCAGCAAAAGTGGAGTGTTCTCCACTTGGAATCTGCCAACAGGGAGCATCATCATTCTCAAGGTCTAATGATTCTCTGTAAGCATCATCACCAAGTAGAACACATGCTCTCTCTGCTTGATTCAAACTACCGAAGCAAGCAAATCCATTCTTCTTAATCTCTTCAGGAACATGGTGTTTCATTTCAATTTACACTCCTTTAATAATACGTTTAATCATACTGGGATGTAAACCTAACATCTTACCTATGGTTCCATACCCATAACCTTTTTCACGATGTTCCCAAACTTGTTCTTCTTGTTTAGGTGTGTATGTTCTTTTCCTACCAAATTTTACTCCACGTTCTTTTGCTTTACGAAATCCTTCTTTTTGTAGTTTTCTCATTTTATTCCAGTATCCTGGTCTAATCTGATGAATCATAGAATGATGCTCGGTACACAACGTAAGGAAATTATGTTGATGATCATCTCCACCCATGGAAAGTGGTTTTATGTGATGATGCTCCAAGTTTTTATTTGTTCCACAAATTACACAAAATCTCAACTTCATTGGATTGCAAGGGGTTGTAGTCGGTCAAGGATCTCACGATAGGCAGGGACGTGGTGTTTCATTCTAGTGCAAATTCAACTTCTTCATCAAGTGCCCAAGAATCTTCACCCTCAAGATACTGCTCTAACTTATCCACCAATTCTGGCGGGAAATCATCAATGAACATCCCCCAAGTTCCTGGATTTTCATCATCACCGTCAGGTTCCCAAGTTGAATACTTAATATCATTTTGATATTCATAAAAAAGAAAGTCAAATATGTTAGATTGATCTTCTTGAGTTTGACAGTAGATTTTAAGATTGTTCATTGGATTGCCAGGGATAGTCGGTTAAGGATTTTAGTCTATCAAACACTTCATCTGTTGGATAAGTTTTTACCTTACCAGTTTCAATATCATCTACCATTTGTATTAGATGTTCGAGAAATGCTTTAGGATAAACATCGTCCTCACCAAGAGTTTGCCAAAACCATTCTCTGCATTCTGTGTATGGGTCATCATAATCAAGCACACTATACCCATCATAGTTTGATGTCATAAGATCTGCCCAGATGTTGAAGGCATGTCGAATATTTTTCCATCCAGTCATCCAACAATGACCTATCCAATACTCATACCAGTTCATACTTCATGGGTCTGACTTGTATGAGAGTATTATACAATAAAAAACCACCCCAGTCAATGAGGTGGTGGACAGTTTAGGAAGTGATCAAAGAGCATTTCCACGAGGTAATACTTCCTCTGGAAATATAAAATTTTCATGTGGTTGATCAGCAGGTGCTAACCATGCACGTAATCCTTCATTTAAAAGTATATTTTTTGTGTAAAATGTCTCGAATTCCGGGTCTTCTGCTGCTCTAATCTCTTGACTCACAAAATCATAGGCACGAAGATTAAGAGCAAGCCCAATGATGCCAATAGAAGAGACCCAAAGACCCATGACAGGAACAAACAACATAAAGAAGTGCAACCAACGCTTATTGCTAAACGCAACCCCGAAGATCTGCGACCAAAAACGATTCGCTGTAACCATCGAATAGGTCTCCTCCTCTTGAGTGGAATCGAACGCTTTAAATGTGTTTGCTTGTTCTCCATCTTCATATAAGGTATTCTCTACTGTAACACCATGAATGGCAGAAAGCAATGCACCACCTAGGATACCTGCTACACCCATCATGTGGAAGGGGTTCAAGGTCCAGTTATGAAAACCCTGGAGGAACAACAAGAACCTGAAGATCGCCGCGACACCAAAGGACGGCGCGAAAAACCAAGAGGACTGTCCCAAAGGATAGATGAGGAAAACACTGACGAATACAGCAATAGGACCAGAAAAAGCAATCGCATTATAGGGACGGATACCGATAAGACGTGCCAGTTCAAACTGACGAAGCATGAAACCTATAAGGGCAAATGCACCGTGGAGAGCAACAAAGGCCCAAAGCCCTCCAAGTTGGATCCACCTGACGAAATCGCCTTGAGCTTCAGGACCCCAAAGTAGAAGAAGAGAATGACCCATAGCGTCAGCAGGCGTCGAGACAGCTGCCGTAAGAAAGTTAGCACCCTCAAGATAGGAACTAGCAAGTCCGTGGGTGTACCAACTCGTAGCAAAAGTTGTGCCAGTAAGCCAACCGCCAATGGACAGATAAGCAGTGGGAAGAAGTAATAATCCAGACCAGCCCACAAAGACAAAGCGATCCCGTTTAAGCCAGTCGTCCAAGATGTCAAACCATCCCCTCCGTTGTTGTTGTAATGTTGATGCTACCACTATTTAAACCCTCCACTAGATTTAGATTTTTTATTTGTTTGAACGATATCAATCACTTCAATATGAGATGCAAAGTTAGCTGGTGTTTCCCACCAGACTTGTCTAACTTTTTCCCAAGAATCAACTACGATAGATTGATTGTTTGAGTACACCATTTTATAATGATGTCTATCGTATAGTTTGTCACAAGTTTGTGAAAATATTTTAAGATCAGTAGACATAAAACTTTACATTACGATAGAAAAAGAAAGGGGTCTTACCGACCCCTTTAGTTGTTTTCTTAATAAACGTCGTTTATTAGGAATCCGAGTATCAACCGACAGAAGGTGCGATAAGTGCAACAGGAGTAGATTCAGCAGCAGCAAGATCCAGTGGGAAATTGTGTGCGTTGCGCTCGTGCATTACCTCCATCCCGAGACCTGCGCGGTTCAATACGTCTGCCCAGGTGTTGAGCACACGACCCTGACCATCAAGGATGGACTGGTTGAAGTTGAAACCGTTGAGGTTGAACGCCATCGTGGAGACACCAAGTGCGGTGAACCAGATGCCAACAACAGGCCATGCAGCAAGGAAGAAGTGCAATGAACGTGAGTTGTTGAATGAAGCGTATTGGAAGATCAAACGACCGAAGTAGCCGTGTGCAGCGACGATGTTGTACGTCTCTTCCTCTTGTCCGAACTTATAACCATAGTTCTGTGACTCTGTTTCAGTCGTCTCACGGACGAGTGAAGATGTAACCAGTGAACCATGCATTGCGGAGAACAGTGAACCACCGAAGACACCTGCGACTCCCAGCATGTGGAAGGGGTGCATCAGGATGTTGTGCTCAGCCTGGAAGACCAACATGTAGTTGAATGTACCACTGATACCCAAGGGCATCGCATCAGAGAAAGAACCTTGACCGAAAGGATAGACGAGGAATACTGCACTCGCAGCAGCGACTGGTGCCGAGTAGGCAACACAGATCCAGGGGCGCATGCCCAAGCGGTAAGAGAGTTCCCACTCACGTCCCATATAGGCGTAGATGCCGATCAGGAAGTGGAAAACAACCAGTTGGAAAGGACCACCATTGTAGAGCCACTCATCGAGTGAGGCAGCTTCCCAGATGGGGTAGAAGTGAAGACCGATTGCGTTTGAAGAAGGAACAACTGCACCAGAGATGATGTTGTTACCATACATGAGTGAACCAGCAACGGGTTCACGGATTCCGTCAATGTCCACGGGAGGTGCTGCGATGAATGCAACAATGAAGCAGACAGTTGCTGCAAGCAGTGTTGGGATCATCAGTACACCGAACCAACCAACATACAAACGGTTGTTAGTTGATGTTACCCACTCACAGAAATTCTGCCATGGGGATGTTTGTTGCCTTGAAAGAGTTGTTGCCATTGTTTTGTACGAAAAGTAAGACCATCAGGGAATGGTGGAGTTACTATTTCCCCAGCACCCTCAGCCGGGGATATGAGAGACGTGATTTATACACCCTATAGGTCTCGGTTTGGGGTGTTACGAACCGTTAAGAAATATGTTGATTCCTTAACTAACCGATGTATTTAGTATAGCAGATCTGCTATACCCTGTCAAGACCTTAAAGATAAGTACTTGTACTCAAAGGTGCTCCTTGTGAGGGAGCCATGCTGGTTGTGGGAATTGAACCCACCTTCGCGGAATTATGAGTTCCGAGCATTCTACCAGATTGCTAAACCAGCTCGTTTAGGAATTCTCCCCAACTGTCTCCATAGTGTAGCACATTGTGGCAGTTATGGCAAAGAAGGTCGCATTTATCAACTTCCTCCTTAACAAATTCCCACTTACGATTTGCAAAGGTTCTCCCATCAAGATTAAATGATTTTTTTGACGGGTCTTTGTGGTGAAAACATAGAGTTGCGGGTCTATCTTCACCACAAGTTTGACACTTACCACCTTTGTATTGAAGTGCTTTCCACTTATTGGAATAACCTCTTGCTTTTTGTTCGGTATAAGTGTTCCTGTCTTTGATTACAGGATCGTTTTTATACCTCCATTTAGCACGACAACTTTCATTACAATAAAGTTTTGCTCGCCCACCTTTACGGAGACTTTGTGGAACTTCTTTACCGCAAGATTTACAAGCAATCATAGTTATGAATACATACATACACCTATTTATAAAAATGCTGCATTCACCAGATTGCTAAAGGAGCGGTGTTCAATGGATATATTATACACCCATTAAAAAAGACCCCGAAGGGTCTTGGGACAGTTTATGAAGTGGGAATCATGATCGGGGTCATCAGACCACCGTCACCACCTTGATCATCATCATCAACATCATCTTGTAATGTAGCACCCACAATGAATACTGCAAATAATGTTGCTGCTAATATTAACATTTACCATACCCCTGGAATAATTTGTCCTGTGGTTGCATATGTACCAACGGCAATGATGAATCCTAACATCGCAAGACGGGAGTTAAGAATTTCTGCCTGTTCTGTAAATCCAAATTTCATTTTTTGTTCTCCAATGTAGTGTTTGTTATGATGATACGTTCACCATCATGGGTGAACTGTAGTTTGTCTTGTGGATGCCACATAAGTTCTTCATACATGTCATCCAGTTTCTGTATGTCTTCATACAGTTGGTTTGGGTTCGTCATCTTTCAAGTGGTGAGGTAGATGTTCTCTATCAATAGGTTGAGACTTGGTGTCGTCATTTCTAGATAGATTTTTGAGTACGATAAACGCATCCTTATTATATTTACGCACACCGTATGGAGTTGCCCACTTTTTGTTGTAATCCTCACCTTGATGGATACCAGAGACAACAGTGCCTCCAATTTCAATCACGATGTTATCATGCCTTACATCCCAACCAAGGGTTGTAATCTGATTCCAAAGTTCATCTTGTGTAAGCCGCATCAAATAATTCCAAAGAAAAAGTTACCAGTCACAGCATACGAAATGAATCCTGCAACGATACCCATCATAGCATAGCGACCATTCGCTTTCTCTGCACGTTCTGCGTGGGTTTCAAGACCATAGCGTTCGGTGTAGGAGGGATCAGTGTACATACGGGGTTCTGTGGCCCACATGTTTGTGCGTCCACCGTCTTCAGTTGTTACAGTCATGTTACCTTTTGTAATGAAACTTTACATAGTATATATCAAAAAAAGAAGGGCGTCAAGACCTTCTTTGATAATCATTCCTGATCAGTCATATCAGGTTTGCTTGCTTTACTTGCTCCCCATATTGCCATGATGAAGAGCACCACATAAAAGAGAGTGTCGTCAATCATTACCAGGAAGAATAGGATACTACCACCATATGTCAACCAAGTAGGTAGTCTCTTGGTAAGTCTACCAACCACAGGTCTAACTTTAGTTTCAAACTTGAAGTAAAGAATAGCACCCAGTGTTACTAGAATCTCACTAATCGGAACGATAAAGTATAGAGATACAATAACAAAGATAGGGAAGTAGTGTCTCTCGGGAATCTTTTTAATGAATCTCAAATACTTTTTAATCATACGAACTACCATAACTGATGCAGGTCTTTTTGTTTTCTGCTGATGATCTACACCACTGCCTCACGTAACTATCTGCATCCTGCTCCATAGAGAAGTGGGCATGGTTATGCAGTGCCCCTATAATTGCTATCATCCCCAGTAGTGTGAGGGAGGTCATCGTTCCTGGATTTGTTAGAAATTTGAGAACTAATTTCATAAAAAAGGGGATGCCATCGCACCCCCAGTATAACATCTAGATGTCTATGTGTCTACAAGATCAGAAGTTATACTTCAAACCCAGTTTAGCACCGTAACCACGGTCAAGATCTTCGTCACCAGAACCTACGAAGGACACTTCACCATATGCACCAAGTGCTTCAGTCAAACCCAGACCAACTCCTGCCTTGCCTGAAGGCACGGTGTCAGCGTCACCACCATCAGGAGTCAGCACGGTAGCGCCACCCTGAACGTAGTATGAACCAGTTTCGCCAAGAGCACCTTCGTAACCCAGGTGAAGGTCTGTTCCAGCACCGTTGTACTCGGATCCAGTCCAACCAGCGTTGGTTTCCACGTTGACGTAGGGGCCAGCGAAAGCGGCACCAGCAGAGACAGAAAGAGCAGCGGTTGCTGCGAATACAGATTTGATCATGTTTGTTAATACCTTTGTTTACTTGTGGAGTGTTTACCCACAGATGAATAGAGACTCGACGTGTCTCGTTTTGTTACAACTGTCACTGTGACAGTTGTAACATTTATTTATGTAGTTAGAAATGAGTATTTCTACTACAGTGGACACTTTGTTTAGTGTCCCAAGCGGGATATCGGAATCGAACCGATGACGAAAGGTTGGAAACCTTTAGTTTTGCCTCTAAACTAATCCCGCAGTTGGGGTTGTCACACCCCAGAGCACATGCACGCCACTTGTTCTTTAACTGGAAACAAGAAACCAGGCGGCGATATCTTCACCCGCACCAGCAGGCTTAACCCTTATCCTGCGGGGAACCAAACCTGAATGGACATTTAGAAGAAGTATCTCCCAATGCAAATTCTATAGTTTTTTTAGGTAAAAATCTTTTGATATTAAATCCTCGGACAAATCTATTTTGAATTTGTTTTGGAGGAGTTTGTTTAACTAAAGAGATTTTCCTAGATTTTTTAGGAGCATGAAAGGCAACCTCATATAAAATGTCGCCTCTCTTAACAACAATATCTTTGCTATGATCTACAACATCAAGACAAGGATTGATAGTTCTAGTCCAGTTGGAGGTATTATACCACCCACCAACAGCAGTAAAGTTATTTTTTACTGATGTTCTCCAATGATTTTTTTGCTCTATCCAAATGTTTTTTTCATCTGTCCAAAAGATAAACTTTGGAATCGCTAGTTGAATACTAATTCTTTTATCAGTACACCATCTAGGATCAGAATTTCCACAAACATAGTTCTGAAACTGATCTTGCGTGAAGTTAGGAACACTAATTCCTTTTCTTGCTTTGTTGATGTGTACTGTAAAATCGATAGGAGAGCGAATAGCAAAAGTTCTTTCTTCTCTATGTCTCCAAATAGGACACGCAGAATAAATCTCTTCACCATCGGACATGGATATCAAAGACTCTGGTTCATATCCAATACCGTCTACAGAGAGACAAGACTCATACATGAATTCAGATTCTTTTCTAGTACAATCGTTATCATACTGATGATAATAAATTGTAATTGGTTTATCAAACATCAGTATAAAACGTTATTAAGTTGGTCAAGTTTATAGTCTTTCCGAGACTGGACCAGCAGATGAATCTACCCAGCTCCACCAGGATAAGTTTATAGTCTATCCAAGACTAATAGTATCTATACCCGAACCAGTAGTGATAATGGTATCTCCAATAGGAACCTCTCCTACATCACCAAAAGAAATTACATCATCATGATTAAAGGTTATAGGTGATGCTGCACCAAAGTCAGTCCAAGCAGGTGTCGAAGTGAAATCGATCGAAATACCATTGCCTTTTGGTTGTGCTGCCTTGATATTATTGTAAAGTTCAAACAGTTTTACAACTTGATCTTCATTTTTTGATTCCAAAGCTTCAATGAGTGCTTTAGTAACAGAATCAAGTGCGTCAGTCAGGTGAGAGTTAGTTGTCATAATGATTACCTACAGTATCTTTAACATAGCAAGGAACGTTGTCGGAATCTAACCACTTTGTATATTCAAAGTCTTCCATTGCAGTTAGCATTTGCATTTGATTGTCACAGAGGTACATATCACTATACCGTTTAGTATAGGAGTCTGCTTTCTGAATACGAAAGTCAGGTAGTCCATTAGTCTCCAACACACCACACTCTACGTAGCGGTATGGGAAACGCTCAAGAAGAATTTTCATCAGTAGGAAGGGTCTTCAGCAACTCCGTCATTATAGTCTAATGTCGGCATAATGTCAAGGTATGGTTCGATTTCTTCTGTAACTGGTGCCGCCACAACAGCAGTGCCATCAGGACGACGGATCAGATAATATGCACCATCATTTTCAATGCGTTCCATGTAGGTGTCAAAGTCAGATTGAAACTGTTCTTCACTGACTTCAATCATTTCACTGGGGTCAATCATTAGTTACAACAAATTTGTTCTTTTTGTAAATACTTTACTGTCTCTGTACATCCACCCAAAGAAATCTTGTCATTCAGAATAACTTGAGGGAACGTAGATCCTGCACCAAACAACTCATAAAATTCATTCTTATCGAAGTCTCTATCTAAATGAAGTTCAACAAACTTAAACTCATTTAATTCAAAGAGTAACTTGATTTGCTGGCAGTATGAACAACCATACTTGGAATAGATAGTGAATCTCATGCTTTGATTTGTGCGAAATCTTGTTCAAAAATATTTAGACCAGAGTCAGTTAAGACATGATTATACATCTTGTCGAAGACACCTGGCGGCAACGTTACTACGTTAGCACCATACAGCAGACAACGGGAGACGTGGTGGACATCTCTTAAACTGGCAGCAAGGATACGAGTACGAACACCTTGACCACAATAGAGTCCAGAGATAGCACGAACAAGTTCAACCCCACTAATAGAGTTATCATTCAATCTACCAATGAAAGGTGAGATGTATGTAGCACCTGCTTTCGCTGCCATCACTGCTTGTGAGACAGAGAAACATAACGTGACGTTAGTTTCAATACCATCATCAGTAAGTTCTTTACAGGCAATCAAACCTTCACGGGTAAGTGGAAGTTTGATAGTGACATTAGAACCAATCTCAATATATTTTTGAGCATTAGCAATCATTTCGTTAGCAGTATCTCCATCTACTTCAGCAGAAATACTTTCAAAATGAAAGTCAGTTGCGAGAGCATTAATAAAATCAAGGTAGTTCACACCAGACTTACGAACTAGTGTAGGATTTGTAGTGATGCCATCTACTAAACCAGTTTGATAACGTTCGGCAATTGCTTCGTAGTCAGCAGTGTCTAGGAAAATTTTCATGTTGATTGTATAATAGTTTTATCGTTCTTCAAAGTCAATGCGACGGACCTTTCGTAGTCGCCTTTCCTCCTGAAAAACCAAGTCTTGCGGTGACAGTTTCGTAATACTCTCTGATTTCTGGTGGTTCGTTACTAGTTCCACTAGAGATAGATTGTTCCCTGATATGTTGGTTCCACGGATGCTCGTAAGGTTCGGACACCCGCAACATCTCATTTTCGTTGGATGCGACTCCAGTTGTTTCCCGCAATTCTTGCATCTGATTACTAACATTTCTCAACATACCTCTGATGTATGCTAACTCGATATAGATCTGTTCTAGCTGGTCTTTGATTTTTTCTTTTTTCATTAGTATAGGTATACTATGGGCGATACTGGATTTGAACCAGTGACCAATAGAATGTAAATCTACTGCGCTGCCGCTGCGCTAATCGCCCTGGAATTTTGGGTGAGTTCTATTTTGGTATCTCCCACCCTTGCTTTTTTGAGGTGCTTGGGTTTTACAAGCATGACAATTAGGACAAAGAACTTGTAAATTGTCAGGAGAATGATTGTATGGGTCATCATCTATATGGTCGATTTCCAAAGGAACTCTACCAGTATGAATGTTAGTGCCCGTCCAACCACACTTGGAACACTTGTAATCTGCTTCCTCTAATAGATGGTTTCTCACATACTGTGATAAGTGATAAGAAGAACCACCTGAAACTAAACCCTGCTTCCATTCAGTAATGAACTGTTTTCTCTTATGCTCTTGCTGGCATTTGTTATTACAATACTTACCACGCTTGTGATGAGGGTTGTATTCAAATACCGTAGAACAGTTTAAACAGGTAGCAGTTTGTTTCATCTGTTTTAGTAGAGCACTCTTTTATTTATACAAGTGCTCTACCAAACAGGCAAGGTAGGACTCGAACCTACAGTCTACGCTTTAGAAGAGCGGGGCATTATCCATTATGCTACTTGCCCATGAAGAAGGGGCATTGCACCCCCAAGAGTTATTGGATTAGAAGGATAACTTATCCCCCATCTCCCATTCAGGCAGCAACGGTGCTGCGGGAGAATGCTACGATGTTATTCGCAGCGGAGTCAGATGTGTTTGCATCTATGGTTTTGTTCCGTCAACAATTACAACCTTTTTGCCCTGTCGAAACCATGGCACCCCCAAGAATGGAAGTGAGGGGAATCGAACCCCTGTCCAGAACAACAGACTTTGCAACCTCTTGAACAATGTATATATTAGCACAGTGATTAGGTGTTGTCAAGCATAGTATGCTTTAAAGTATGCCACTATGCCATCTGTCCTTACATTGCCTTGTGATACCCAGTCGTGAGAGCATTGTGTAATGCTGTCCATAGTATACATAGGTTCTCCATTTTCGTCAAGGGCAGAACCAAATTTTGTCAGGAGGAGACCATAAACTTTTTGTCTCATCTCCATACGTTCGTCACTGTATCGCCAGTCATCAATCATAGTCCAGCACCTGACATCCAAACTTGTTCAGAACCTCCACCAAGTGTAGGTAGTGGATTAAGTTGGGTGGTGGTTTTACCATGAGCAGTAGCAATATCATACATCACTTGATGTATATTTTTTACTTCTGAATAGATTGGTTCATCAAGAAGTAAGTTTTCAATAACAGATTGCTCATAAGCAAGTTTGTATTCCATTTGCTTGTCTGAAAATGGAGCAGGACCAAACCAAGGGTCGTCTTTAAGATATTTTGGTGCTGGATATGTCATGCTAAAACCATCTTTTTAGTGTAGTCATATGCATAGATTTCACGGTTGCCTTTGATGCCCCATCCCAACCAGTAGTATGCAGGAACCATATATTGGGAGATTGAATATCCATGTCCCTCAAACTCGGGGAGATAGCGTTGGAAGATTGGTTCATTAATCATCCAGCGAGTCTGACCTTCAAGACTACTGGGATCGCACAGATATTTAGCACAAAAGTTTCCAAGACCCTTGTAGCGTCCAATACTAGTCCACTGAATTAAACCAAATCCACCAGAGAGGCAGTTCTCATAAGACACCCTAGCACCACCTTCACAGATGTTAGGGATGAACTTACTCTCCTGTTTGATGTTGCCCATGATCGTAGCAAGGGCATTACGATCTGTAATTTTAGTATGTTCTTGAAGTTGAGCCAGTACATACTGCTCATTTAGAGTGCAGTCCTCACACTTCCACGTAAGATTATACTCGATCGTAGGAGGTTCTACTACAGGAGGAGCAGTTACTACTGGTGGTGGTGAAGTCATTGCGCTGTAAGCAGCGAAAGCAGTCGTTGCTGCTGCTGCCAGAGACAGTGCTGTAGTCATGCGTTTCATTGCGACAGATCACATAGTAACACAGTATGTATGTCGCGTCAAGCCCCATCGTATAAATATTTTATATTCTATTCTATTTGTTTCATGAAAAAAGCATTACTTGCTTTTGGAATGGTTCTGATGACAACATCTGCTGCAAATGCAGGTGGTATCGTTACAAAACATGCTTCATCCGTTCAACTTACTGTTGATGCTGCAAGGTCTACTGCAACGAGAGTTGGTCATGGCATGTCTATCTCTGGCAGTAATGTAACTACTAGCGATGGCAGCAATGCTGGTGTTATTGGCAATGCTGTGCTGATGACCAGCGATGGTTTTACTGGTTCTTCTAGTGTTGTTACTGCATCTCAAGCAACATCTGGCGAAGCATTCTCATTCACTGCTTCTTATACACAAGGTGATGCAATCCCAACTGCATCTCCTACTGTAGGAACTGTTCCTAACTTCGGTTCAATTACTTCTTACACAGCTGGAACTGCTGGTTCTCTAGCAGGTACTGTAGGCACCACTGGTGCTATTAGCGTGACGGCTGGTGGAGCTGGCACGACTGCAACTGGACAATTCGTAAGCGAGATCACTGTCATTGACTAGGAGTGTTAGAGATGACCCTTTTTGGAAGGAAAATCATATATATTGTGATGTCTGCGGTGGGAGTAAGTCTTATTCCTGCCGTTGCCCTGGCGGTCCCCGTGGTCCCAAACTTCACACAGGGCTCAATGACGAGCAGGACAGAAACGACACAAAAGATAACCGAGACCATCAACTCGATGGACTATAACACTGGATACCAGTACTCTGCTACTGGTTCTGGTGTCACAGCATCTGGTAATTTATCACCACAACCAGGTGCTAGCAATGTAACTATTAATGGAGTGACATCATCATGGACAGGTGTAGCAAGCAAGCCATCGTTCACACAAACAACCCCAGGAGCAGCGTTTCAGTTCACAGAAACTTATCGCGGTCCTGGTTTAAGCAATCAAACAATTATTCAAAGAGAAACCGAGGTTATAAGCATAACCGATACCACAAGTATCTTCTCACAGTAACTTTATTATTCGCTAATCCTTCTTATGCTGAAACTGTTGGTGGTGTGTCTGCTACTGCTAATCCTGTTGCTAACTCTTCAGGCTCCGTTACAAACCAAGCTATACAGGTCCTTCAGGGACCATACATTACAAACACATATGGAAATGGTATATCATGTCAAGGTCCCACTCGCAACTTTACACCGTATGTAACAGGAAGTGTCTCTGCTTCTAAACCATATGAAGATTATTTTAACGACCCAGTATATGATGTTGCTGATAACGTCGGTGCCTTCGATGCTGACGGGAATGCAATAGGGGATGGTCGTATTGATAATCCTGGAGATATTATTTTCAACAAAAGGACTAGGACAGGACAGAAGGATAACTACAGTTTAGGTGTAGGTTTCTCTATGACATGGAGCACACCTACAGATAAAAACTTACAAGCATTATGCAAGGAAGCAGCATCTTCTAACATCGCAATGATGAAACAACTTACTGCAAATAAAAGATTAGACTTTGAGATTGCTCGTCTTAAAAATTGTGGTACACTAATGAAGGAAGGAATTATTTTCCGACCTGGTAGTAAGTATGCGAATGTCTGTGCTGATGTTATTGTTATGAATAAGAATGCTATCGCACCGCACGTACATTCTATTCCCAGACCTACTTCTTCGTCTTCGCCTTCACAGACTTCAACTTTGCAATCGCTTGATTACGATCCCTCTGTTCTGCTCGGCGGTCCTCTACAGACAAGACCTTCAGTTTCTTCCCCCGAATAGCAGCAACCTTCTTCAGAACTTTCTTAACTGTAGGTTTGATTACCTTTAGAAGAATGTCAAAGAATGGTTTGGCAAGCAGTGCTGATGTAGTAGCAACTACAGCAATACCCCCAGTGGTGATAACAACACCAGTTGGGGGTAATCCATTTAATACTTGTGTAATGATAGGTACATCACCTATCTCTCGGATACATTGGTCTCCAACCAACTTGTATCCTAATATTTCTTTGCGTCCACTATCAAACAGGAACCCCACGGGTTCTTTAGATAACTGTTCTTGAGTAGGACACTGAATGCTTGCTGGGGGAGTAGGTGGCGGTGGTGTCGTAGATTGAGGAGCGGGCTCCAAATTATCTGGACTGTCAGTATCAAGTTTAGGAGGCTGTACTGGAGGACCAGTAAATGTTAAGTCCTCTTTATTATAATCTAACGCCCCAAAAGATGGCATACCAGCATCACAAATAACTACTGGATCATCATCAACTAATAAGTTTTCATTATTATTGTTTGCAGTATTCGCTTCCACACAACCAGGAATATTAACAATGGGTGTGCCTAATTCCACAGTAACTGGTACTGTGTTTATAGAAGGAGTTCCTCTATTAGGCACTTCCCATATATCAATATCAGGAATATCCAACTCTCTAATATTAATATCAATTGGTTGGATACTCTTAATTTCCATGATTACATACCAGGAATAACACCACCAGTTGCACCAGGCAGTTCAGGTACTTCTGGCATTGCAGCATCTATCATTCCTGGTAGTGCTTCTGTGATTGCTTCAGTGATAGCAGCAGTTGCTTTCTCCCTAGCACCTTCAATTAATGTATCCTTTTGAACGTAAAGATAAGCACCACCCCCTAAGACAGCTAAAGAAACTAAACCAGATAACAACGCTACACCATTAATCAATTTTTGCATCTTTCTTCTCCAATGTAGGTGCTTCTTTTGAATCGTCTTTCTTTTTAGACGCAACGACACCGAACGTCGCAAGCGTCCCCGTGAACACGCTGGCAATAAAAGTTGGATCGATGTTTTTTTGAGGAATACCAGGAACAGTTACATAATTAAGGGTCAGAATTGCTGCTGACCATCCAAGAATAATAACTCGGACGAGAGTTGATACACCCTCATCCGCCCACTCAAATTTATTTTCCTTTTTGATTTCCTCTTTCTTCTGTGGATTTGATTCCATGAATAAAGAGCTAGGCTCTTCTATTTATTTAATAGATAGTCTTTCTCTTGCTGATAAGGTACATGCTCACCAGTTTTAATCTGCCAAGCATGCACTAAATCAGGAATCAACCACTGGTCCACCCTAATACATTGCTGCCAGTTATCAGGGTGAGCACAACTCACGACCACAACAGCAAAGAATGCCTTAACATGGATCCAGATGGTATACATTACTCTTTAATGTATCCGAAGTCTACCAGATACTTACGTGTCAAAGGAGTGGGAGGGTATATTTCCCACATATTACCACCAGCACAAGCAGCAAGAGCATTCATTGTCATATTTTCAGTTCTACCTGCCCAACCTGCTTCTGCTTCCCATGGTACAGCATTAGTAGGATATGTACGCTCTGCCATTACACGCCAGATCATTGGAACTTCATCCTCTGGTTTGATGATAGCAATCAGACTGTTGTCAATCGTACCTGCCATACAATCTTGTGCTGCGTGCCATCCTTCGTGACGCATTACCATCATGAGAACATTAGGTTGTCCCATGTAATCCTTATTCAGGAAGAAGTTATTAGATAAAGTATGATAGACACCACGATGTCCTGCTGGAAAATACTTACTGTCAGCAAGAAATACATTCACACCAACTTGATTGAGTGAATGTAACATATTATGAAACTCACCAGTAACACCAGTGAATTTTTCTTCGTTATCATACTCCGATGAGATATCAAGAATCGAGTATACTTTATTGACACCACCAGTGCATTCACCAAGGAGCATACATCCCATGGCATGTGGTGTATTGTAGTCACTTTCTCTAATTGGTTCTGCTTGTGCAGGAATAAGCAAGGCAGATGCAGCAAGTGCTGCAAATAATGTTTTGATCATAAAGTGATTAATTATTTGTCTTTATTATACCAGAAGTCTTCCCAATCGTCAACGTCTGCTTCATAAATGGGGCATGGTTCTTCAAACAGCATATCATTTTTCATGCGTCTGACTCGTTCTAATAGTTTTTTAATCTCAACATCTATATTCATTGAGAGCATCTAATACTTTGTTTAAGAAATGATGAGCACCATCATGCCATTGACCTGTCTTATCTTTATGAGCGTCAGAATATAAATCTGTTTTCATTTGATAAACTTTTGCCAGGATATCATTCTTGGTCAACTGTGATCGCGGCATAATATAATCCTCTATTCTATTATTTATTAAAGAGTCCGATGAAGTATTCTGCATCAACAACCACTAAAGGTTTCTTCCTATTCTTTTTCATGACTACGATAGGTTCATAGTCACCACAGTTTGATGCTGCCTGTTCGTATGCATCCCAGACATTGAGTCGTTCAACGTTCTTACATTCTATCGAGTGTGGGAACTTTTGTCTAGCAGCTCGTGCCATTATCAGGTCTTCACCACCTGCACCCATAGACCGAGACTCAATGTCCTCTGGATGGACATCAAGCATCTCGATCAACATTTGTCTCACCCACTTCTGTAAGTTACGACCTTTCGCTTTAGCACTCTGTGTCTTCATCGGTCCCACGGATCAGGTATCTGTATCTGTACTTCATTGCTCCGAGTTTCCACGCTTGTGCCAGACTGCTCGGTCCTCTTGACAGGAGGTCTCTCTCCTCCTGATTGGGCAGGTTTGTTGCGAGCAGTTTCTCTCTCCACTCTAATGCCATGTAACCACCTGTATACAAAGTTCATTCTTCAATCTCTTCTGGGGCAGGAATATACTCACCCTTCAGAAGCTTCATCCAGTTGACGCTGTTGGGTGGAATGTCATTGGCCCAAAGGAATGCTTGGATGGTTTTGATAAACTCATCTTCGTTCTGCCTGTTCCACCAGTAAACTGGTTTCTGAACAGGGTTTCTTTTTTCCATTTGAGTCAGATAATTACCAATCGCAGGATTAGTTTGTTGTCTCATTGTCATAATTTAAATCCCGAGAATGTTTTCTCACTAACATCTTGTTTGATACCACCAATAACATAGGACTCAACCTCTGTCTCTTGTGGTGCCACCTGCATAGACTTGGAGTTCAACCAGTGCTCTGTCCATGGTAGTGGATTATTACTAGCAGCAACATCATATGCTGGTTTTAAACCAATAGATTTCATACGACGGTTAGCAACCCACTCAACATACTTGGAGAGCAGTTTGTCATTCAGTCCGATCATGCTGCCATCTTTGAACAGATACTCTGCCCAGTTCTTTTCTTCTTCCACACAGTCGCGGAACATTTGAATAATGTTTTGCTCTTCTTCTTTAGCAATCTCACGCATCTCTGGGTCATCGCCTTCCAACCATTTCTTAATAACATTTTGAGAAATAGTCATGTGTTGTGACTCGTCACGAGCAATCAGACCAATGATCTTGGCATTGCCTTCCATTATTTTAAGTTCGCCAAAAGCAAAGGAACATGCAAAACTAACGTAAAAACGAATACCCTCAAGAATGTATACATTAACCATTGCCCTATAAAGTTTTCTCTTAAGTTCACGCAGTTCATACTGTGCTGTAGGAACTTTATCAAGTGCATGTTCCCATTGATTACCAGCACCCCATTCTTGTGCTGCTTGTAGGAAATCATCGTATGATGCAGTCACACTTTTAGCACGAGCAAGAATTTTCTCATCATCAACAATAGTATCAAGAACTTCGGTAGGATCTGGGTACACATTCTTAATGATGTATGTGTAGGACCGACTGTGGATCATCTCCATAGTCTGCCAGATATTCATTGCCCCTTCAAGCTCGGGTAGAGAACAATAAGGTGCAAAAGCCATCCCAGGACCACGCCCTTGTACACTATCCAGGAGGATCTGGTACTTAAGGTTGGCAGTGAAAATGTGCTTTTGCTCGGGGCGTAATGTTTGATAGTCTGCACGATCTTTTTGTAATGATATTTCTTCTGGTCTCCAAAAATAACCCAGTTGTGTCTGGGTTAGTTTATCGAATACTGGATACTTAAACTGATCGTATCTTTGGACTCCAAGTGGAGCACCAAAAAACATTTTTTGTTTAGTGGTATCGACTTTATTAGTGTTAAACACTGTCATACCTTCAATCTGTTTTGGTTCTTCCACTCTAAATCGCGCAACTGTCACAGGCTTCTTCCTCGGTGTCTAAAATTTGTGTTAATAAGTCTTCAATGCTTTGTTTCTTTTCGACTTCTTCTTCTACCTCATCGTTTTTATTGTCGTAAGTGTTCTGATAATAAGATGTCTTCCACCCATACTTATATGTATTCAGGAAATCACCTGCCATAACTGAAACAGGAACTTCATTGTTCTCGTAGTTAGATGGATTGTAACTCCAGTTACCAGAGATTGCCTGGTCGAAAAACTTCTGCATTACTGCGACAACATTAATATAACCTGTATTACTAGGCATATCCCAAAGGAGAGTGTAACTACTCTTAAGGGTGTTATACTGTGGAACAATCTGTTTAAGGGGTCCCTTCTTGCTTTTCTTAACGGACAAGTATCCTCTAGGTGGTTCGATTCCATTGGTTGCATTTGACACAACGGAACTGCTTTCCGATGGCATCTGTGCGGACAACGTGCTATGTCGAAGTCCGTGTGCTCGAATGTCGGTTCGTAAAGTTTCCCAATCATAGTTATACTCTGGCGCAACCAGTTCATCAACATCTTTTTTATAAGTATCAATCGGCAGAATGCCTTCTGCATATTTAGTGCGATCAAAGTAACCACAGGGTCCTTTCTCTTTTGCAATATTGTTAGATGCTTTGAGTAGATTATATTGGAATGATTCTGTAAGTTCATGAACTACTTTCACAGTCTCTGGAGAATCATACATACACCCCTGCTTGGCAAGGTAATGGGCGAGACCAATAAACCCCACTCCAAGAGATCTGCGATTGATTGTAGACGCTTCTGCTGCCTTTACAGGATACTGTTGGTAGTCAATGAGTTCTTCGAGACCACGAACAGCAAGGTCACATAACTCTTCCATCTCATCAAGAGACTTTAGTTTACCAACATTGACAGCAGATAGAATACATAAAGCAATCTCTCCTTCACCATCAATGTGAGTCAGTGGATCTGTGGGAAGTGTGATCTCCTGACACAGGTTACTCATAGTAACCTTATCCTTGAAGGAAGAGTGACTGTTGCAGTGGTCGATGTTCATAAGATACAAACGACCAGTCTCTGCTCTCTCCTTTAGAATATCCAGAATGAGTTTTTGTGCGCTGATAGTCTTTCTTGGAACAGACTGATCTGATTCATAGTCCACATAGCAAGCGTCAAATGCATCAGTACCAAAAGCGTCATAGAGACCTGGTACGTCATGCGGTGAGAATAAGCTAATCTCCCCATTCGCAATGAAACGTTCGTAGAAAAGTTTTGAAATTTGGATTGAGTAGTCAAGTTTCCTCACTCGATTGTCTTCGGAACCTTTATTGTTCTTGAGAACAATAATATCTTCTATCTCTTGGTGCCAGATTGGGAAGTGTACAGTCGCGCTTCCACCCCTAATGCCATTCTGTGTACAGCATCTGACAGTCGATTCAAACTTTTTAAGGAAAGGGACAACACCTGTGTGTTGAACTTCTCCGCCTCTGATTTTACTGTTGATGCCACGGATTCTGCCTGCGTTGATACCGATTCCTGCACGTTGAGCAACGTAGCGGCCAATCGCCATGTCACTAGAAAAGATACTATCGAGGGAGTCATCGCTATCAACAAGCACACAGCTAGCAAATTGTCGAAGTGGAGTTCGCACTCCCGCCATGATAGGTGTGGGAATGTTGATTTTGTGCTTGCTGATTGCGTCGTAGTATCGTCTGACATAATCGAGTCTCGTCGAAAGGGGATACTCTGCAAAGAGAGTTAATGCAATCATCATATACATGTACTGGGGTGTCTCGTAAACATCTCCAGCACTACGATCTTGAACCAAATACTTATCTACTACCTGACGTAAACCAGCATAGGTAAACAAGTAGTCACGATCATGATCAATCCATGAATTAATTTTAATCCAATCTTCATCACTATATTTATCTAGGATTTCTTCATCGTAGACTTTATTAATGGTAGAATTATATGCAGCAACATCAAAGACAGAAGGCATTCCTTCTTTCCAAATATTTTTATGGAATGATTCCTTTCGGAGACCAAACAACAGCAAACGTGCAGCAACGAACTGATAGTTAGG